ATGAAGCTCATCGTTGCCATTACCGCTGCCGCCCTGCTGACCATGCCAGCCCTGGCCGCACCTTGCCGCGGCGCCAAGGGCAGGTTCGCAAAGTGCCCGACCGCCGCGTCCTCAAGCGTTGGCTTCACCAAGGACGCGAAAGGCAAATGCCATATCGCCAGCGGCCCGAAGAAAGGCCAATTCACCAAATGCTCGTGATCGGCCTTGTGTAACCGAGCGCGCGGCAAATTCGAACCCGAGACCCTGCGCGAGAAGTTCGGCGCGAAGTGGGGTCCGCAGATCCCGAACTCGCCGACGATCGAGCTATACCCCAAGGCTGCAGCCCCGGTGATCCGGTCGGTCGAGACGCAGCGCATCATCGACATCATGCAATGGGATGTGCTGGGCGGACAGGCACCGTGGCCGATGACCAACGTCCGCAATCTCGGCCTGCCGCAATGGCGCGCGCTCGCCGCCAAGCCGGAAAACCGCTGCCTCGTGCCGCTGACCGAGTTCTGCGAGTGGACGGCCGACAAGTTCGACTTGGGCGACGGGAAGAAGCCGGCCAAGGGCGAAATGTGGTTCACCGTCACCGATCAGCCGATCTTTGCCGTCGCCGGCTTCTGGCAGCGCACCGTCAAGGGCGACGGCTTCACGATGGTCACCTGCGACCCGAACGAGCTCGTCGCGCCGATCCATCCTAAGGCGATGATCACGGTTCTTAATCCAGATGATTGGGACACCTGGCTGCACGGATCATATGAAGACGTAGTCGCGTTACAGCGGCCCTACCCTGCCAAGCTAATGACCGTTCGTGGGCCTGAGTTTCCGACCAGGGCGCCAAAGGAGCCGACGCTGTTATGACACCTGATGACGTCGCTTCGCGCATTTCTGCCCTGCGCACGCTGGGCCAAACCGATCTTGAGGCGGCCGCCGCCGGCGCTGAGGAGCTTCGCATTGAAGTGCTGCAAGAGATCGCGAACGCAAACCCAGCGTGGCTTGAGCTCGCCCGCGGTGCGCTGACGACCGTAACCGAGGACATTGGCGGTGACTGATGGCACCGGCGATGGCAGTTGCGATGGCACCCCGGCGCTGCGCGGGTTCGACGACGACACCCTGCTCGACATGTACGACCACGCGCATGACGTGGGGGACGAGCATTGCGATGCGCTCGCGGCCGAGCTGATCTGGCGGGGGATCGATGTCAAGCCGTGCGGAAAGCCGCACGCCAGCGCTTGACTCTCACGGAACGGAAGTAGAACAAACGCCGCCTCTTTCGGAGGTGAGCTATGCCCGATTCTGACACGATCCCATTCCCAGGACGCGATTTCGACGCGACCGATCCTGACCATCTCAGTATATGGCTGAAGACGGTGACAGGCCTGCCCGCGCCTCGGCCGGAGACGTACCCGAGCGACACAACAGAGCGCGCGCAATGCGCCGGATAAGCCTTGAGGAAATCCGCCGTGACGTCGAAATCCAGATCCGCTGCCTTCGCGGGCCGACCAAGACGGCCTTGCAGACCATGAACGGCGATCGGGCGGCGGAGCAGGCGGCGCGCACGATCGTGGAACGTTGCTTGGGCGGCTGCGTCGTTCTCGCGCCGGACATGGTCAGCGCCGATAGCTCGATCGGCAGCTGGGGAGAGCGGCCCGGCAAATTCGGGGTCGATGAGCCTTGGCCGTTTGAGAAGGGGCATAAGCCGCCGAAGTGACGACGCGCCCTGCCCCGCCTCGTTAGCTGACCGCCGCGCCAGCATTCTGGTGAAGCTGATCGACCTGCGCGTTCAGCGTCGTCAGCGCCGCCGACACGGCCGCCGCATCACCACTCGAAAGCGTCGGGATCAGCTGCGTCGCCACCTGGATCGCGGCCAGGATGAGTTGAGCGATAAGGTTCGGGTCCATCTGGGCCTCCTCAGTTCGAGCCGTTAAGATGCGCGGTCGCGGATGCGAGTTGCGCTTGCGCCGCGGTCAGGTCGGCGATCGTCGTCGCGGCGCGGGCTAGCAGCACCGCGTCGTACGCCACCGCTTCCCATGTCAGGAAATCGGCGCGGCTGAGCGTGCCCGCCTTCACCTCGGCAATACCGGCCTGATAGGCCGCGAGATAAGCGGAGTCGGCCGTGACGTTGGCCTTGGCGATCGTGAGCGCGACCGAGGTCTGGTTGGCGGCGCAGCCGGCCAGGCTCGCGGCGAGCGCCAGCGCGAGGATATGCTTCTTCATCGGATCACTCCTTCGTATCGGAAATCGGCGGGCTGGCGGCAGCTTGCTTCTCGACGATCGCCTGGTTGCGATCCGCCATCTCGCCGCCCTGCTTGGTCGCGCTGAACGCCCACGAGACGGCGCCGCCGACCCAGGCCGTGCCGATCAGCAGCGTCGCGATTGTCTTGAAGAATTCGTCGGAACGCAGCGTCGGGATCGTGCCGATCATCACGAGGACGGCGACGACCAGGACAAAGCTGGCGATCATGATCCAGCCGCGCGCGTCGGGCGCTTGCAGGTTCTTAGGCATGTGCGGTCACTCCTGTCTGGAAGCGCTGCCACCATCCCTCGGGGTGGCCGGGCAGGAAGTAGGCGGAACGATTGTCCCAGCCGTGGATGAATTGAGCGTCGGACGGCCGGCGGATCACCAGCGCCTCGTAATATTCCTCGCGCATCGCCCACCAGGCGCCGGCAAAGGCTTCGAGGCCGTAGCGCGCACCGAATGCGGAGAAAGCCTTGGCTGTTTCACCGTTGATGCCGATCACGCCATCTTGGCTGACGTCGAGCAGATCCTGCGCGGCCTTGATCGCGGCCGTCGGCCCCGCGCCCCATGCGAAGTCGAGCACCGACGCGCTGACCGTATTCCAGGGCAGGTTTTGCAGGCCCGTGGTCGAGTAGAACAGCCGCTTGGAGATATCGGCCGCCTGCGCGATCGTGACGTTCTTGACGTCCTGCACCGTGACGGCGCGACCGAGGAAGATGGTCAGCGTCTTGGCGGTGACGCCGCAATTGCTGCCGAAGAGCGTGCCGACGCCCTTGGCCTGCACGCCCGTGGCCGGATCGTACCAATTGCCCGCGTCATTCGGGTTGGTGGAATAGCCGCCTTCCCAGCGCCTCACCTCGTCGGTGGCGAAGGCGGTGACGTCCATCATACCGCGTCGCCCGATGGTGCCGCAGCCTCAGCCGCTGCCACCTTGACGCCGGATCGGGCGCCCTTTTCCAAAGCCTCGGCGCGCATCTGCTCAGCTTCCATCGACTCGATGTCGGCAAGGATCGCGATCAGCATGGGCGGTGGTTCCGGCAACCGCTTGAGCAGCATCACCAGCGCCTTGAAGCGCATCTTGACGTTGCCGAGCTCGTGGCGGGAAATGCGTTTGTCGGCCTCGTAATTCTCGGCGAGCGCCTCGAGCTTCTTCTCGTAATGGTCGCGCTGCTCGGTCAGGGCGGTTTCCAGCTTGTCCACGCGTGCGCCCAGCGCATCAATCAACTTCGCCTCCGCCGTCTTGTCGATCTCATGCATCTTGGGGCGAGAGCGCATCCACGCGACGCCGAACCCGCCGATGAGAAGGTTCGCGATGCCGACAAGCACCGTCGTCCACGTGATGCCGTTTATGGCTACAGGTATCGCGTCGACTGAGGCTGGCATGGGGTCGCGCGTCTCCGGAATGACGCCGCTCGTGCTATGTCTCTGACCTTAGGCCCGTTACCGCCGTCAGTCCGGCGATGAGCCTGCCAGCACCGCCGCCGCGCGATCCGACGCGATGAGCGCAGCGGTTTCGAGATGCTGGACGCCCGCGATGACCATGGGATGCTGCAACGAGATCCCCGACGTGCACGCCAGCATCAATTCCCAGAAGTCATCGACCAAAGGATCTATCGCGCGCGCGGCCCTGATCGCCAACCGCTCCGCTTGGGTGAACAGCAGCATGAACGCCGCGATCGAGAGCAGCACTGGCGCGGGAATCCAGACCCATCCCGCCCGCGCCTGATCCCATTGCGTGCCGTCCGGCTGCTCCGAGACATACTGATCATCGGTCGGCGTCGGCGCGTCGGCATAGATCGCGATCAGCGCATTGTCCGCTTTGTTGATAAGGCCCCACATCAGGTCAGCTGCCTTGCTCTTGAGCCCGCCGCCACGCTGCCGGGCCCTGTGGTCTGGGTAAATGTCGCGATCGGCGTGAACACGACATCCGCGCCTGTGGAGTTCGTATAGGTGCCGGTCGCGGTCCCGTTTATGGATGGGTCGCCAGCGCCATTCGTCACCAGCACATTGTTGGTCGGGTTGCCGGTCATCAAAGATATCGTGCCGCCGTTGATCTGCTGATTTAGCTGCAACGTCATTTTGGATGCGCTGGTAGTGCCGCTCATCGTCCCCGACAGAGTGTAGGTGACGGTCTGGCCGGCCTTGACGGTGATCGACGGGAACGCGGTGTTGCCGAACGATGTGATCACGACAGCAGGCAGGCCGCCACCCGAGCCCGAGCCATTAGAGCCAGCCGCTCCAAACGAGATCGTGGCCCTCCCTTTAAGGCCGCACTGGCCCGTGACGCCGAACGCCATGCCGGCCGTGCCTGCGCCTATGTACATCGTTGTGACGACGCCCGCCGACGTGGTTTTGGTGTAATACCAATTGCCGGAAATCGAATCGTACCGGATGCCGTAGGAATTGGTCGTGACCCAATTCTCGTAATAGACCATCGTACCGCCGAACCACACCTCAACGGGTGTCGATCCGGAGCCAAGCCCGGTGGCCGCGCCGGCGAACCTGAAGCCGCCGTCAAGGGTCGAGTAATTGAAGCTGCTATTCGGCGTCGACTCCAGGCCGATCATGATGTCGCCCGACGTGCCATAAACGTTGGACGGCTGGATCGTCAGTTGGCAGCTTCCCGGAATATTGGGCATCGTCGAATAGGCGCCGTACCGGCCGACATTATAGCCGCCGCCGCTGGTCGCATTATCCAGCACGCCGGCATTGAACGTCATGGTGTCCGTGACCGCCATGGTGAGCGTGCCGGTTCCGGCAGCGCCAGCCGCGCCCGCTGCCCCCGCCTTCGACTTGGCGATGTTATAATTCTTCGTCACCGTGACCACGACGCCGCCGATCGTCACCTGCGCTTGGAACACGATATTGCCCTGATCCGCCGACATGGCGCTGATCGAATAGACGCCCGTGCTGCTGTTGATCGAGCCGGTGACGCCGCTCGACGACGCGATCGAATAGGACACGCCGCCGCCAGTCGTGATGTCGGTCGTGCCGTTATACATCTTGAACGTGCCGCCGGCCGCCGAGAAGGAGGCAACCGTGCCGGAACTATCCGCCGCAACCGTCGCGCTCTCGTTGGTCAGGAGGCCCGTGATCGCATTCGAGCCCTGTTGCAGTTTCACGACGGTTTCGGTGTCGCTGAGCCCGCTCAGGGAGGCCGTGATGACGACATAGGCGGTCGCCCCGGGTGCGGTGAACTGCGCGTTGGTCAGGGTGCGGGTGTTGCCGCTGCCACCGAGCGTGACCGCGCCGAGCGAGACGCTGGACGCGTTATAGGCCGTCGCGGCCCATGTCGCGGTCCCGGTGAGGCCGCCCGCCAGATTGGCCGTGAAGGTCAGGGTCTGGCTGCTGGGCGACGCCGCGCCTGTGCTATCGAACGTCACGGTCTGCGCGGTCGAGGAAAGCGTCAGGACCGGCGCGTTGGCCCCGGCCTTGCTCTTCGAGATCGTATAGACCTTCGTATAGGTCACGCCGTTATAGGTCGCGCTCAGGGTTGCCGTCGCTTGGTCGGCGGTCAGACCGGTAACCGTGTAGGCGCCGGTCGAGGAATTGATCGAGATCGACAGCGCGGCATCATGCGAGGCGACCGCATAGCTGACCCCGCTGGTCAGCAGCGCGGAGCCCTTGAACAACTCCATCGTCCCGCCGGCATTCGAGAAGCTGGCCACGGCGCCCACACTATCGGCCGAAACGGTCGCTGCCTCATTTGTGAGCAGCGGCGTCACGGCGTCCGATCCGTTGACCAGCCGGACCACGGTCTCGGTATCGGTCAAGCCGGCAAGGCTGACGGTCACGACCATATAGGCCGCCGCGCCGAACGCGGAGATCGGCATGACGGCGGTATTGCCGGTCACGGTCCAGCCGGGCGATGTGCTGATCACGCCGCCGCTCGCATTGTAGAGCGTGCCGGCGAATGTCGCGGTGCCGATCGTGCCCTGGATCACGGCCGTAAAGGTGATCGATTGCCCGGCCGGATAAGCCGTGCCATCGCCGTTATAGGTGTAGGCCTGCGCGGTGGATTGCAGCGTCAGGATCGGGCCGCCGTCGCCGTCCGCGCCCGCCTTGGTGAAGGTGACGCTCTGGACCTGCGCGCCGGTCTGCTGCGCCAAGAGCAGCACCTTGAGCGGCGTGGTCGGTGCCGGAGAGTTCGGCATGGCGCCGACGTCTGTCGAATTGATGAACCCGTGCAGGACGCCGCCGACCCAGCGCAGCGAATAGACATCGCCGGGCGTGATCGCGACGTGCGTGTCAACCGTGGTGATATCCGTGGCGGGCGGATAGCTGAAATTGTCGAGTAGCGCGGTGCCGCTCGTCGGATAGGTGTAGAGCCCCCACGCCGTGTCGGTGACCGGATCGTAGAGCCCGACGATGACGTTGTTCGTCGCCGACGTGATGACGCCCGACACTTCGGCATATTGGAGCGATTCGACAGACTGGACCGAGCCCGCGAAGCCGCCGCTCACGCTTTCGAACGAACCGCCGCCGTCCAGCTTCCATTGGTCGATGACCGGCGTCCATGCCTGTGTTCCTGCGGCATTGCGGATCGCGACCAGCAGCGGGTCATTGGCAGGATCGTAATAGATCGGGGTGGCGGCAGTGACGGCCGCGCGATCGTCGGCGTCCCAGGCATAGATTGCCGGGTCTTCCCAGGTAAGGATCATCGGGCAGGTGCCGTCGAACCCTGCGATCTGCTGCTCGACCCGCATCAGCTGCCGGTTGAAGCCGAGCGCCCCGATCGTGATCGGCACGATATCGCCGATCTTGTAGGACCAGCCGGCCATGTTGACGACGACGCTTAGCTGGCGATCATATTGCTTACGCTCCAGCGTCTGTTTCGCCAGCCGCTGCGCCATCGCGGCATCCATGACCCAGGGCAGATCGAGGGTGAGCACACGATCGATGCCGTCGAGGCTGTCCAGCCGGACCTCGGGATAATCGACCAGCTGATAGAGCGACGCGTCGGACGGATCGACATAGCGCCCGCGCACGACGTTGTAGCATTCCTCGAGCGACGGATCGGGATTGAGCGTCCCCTGCCCGATCATCTCGTCGTCACCGAGGCCCGGATCGGCATCGGCGAGCGCGAGGTCGTTGTGCATCACGATCAGCCCGAGCTTGCCGATCGTCTCCCGGAAGCGCCCGTTGCAGGTGGTCGCGAAGTTGGTCATCACCGTGCCGGGATCGTCGCCCTCGGATGCGACGCCGCCGCCGTGATAGCGCGGCTGCGTGCCCGTGGACGTCGTGACGGTCTCGTCGCAGAGATTGGCGGCCGTGATCCAGCCGGCGAGGTCGAGCCGGGCGGGCGACATGCCGCGTCCCACCGAGACCTTCCCGCCGATGCGCCAGCCGAGCAGCCATGTCAGCGCCTGCAGGGCGACATTGTTCGCCAGCACATTGCTGCCGTTCTGGAATTGCCACGTCGTCTGATCGTCGGCGCGGTGCGAGCCCGAGCCGCCGGCAACCGTCGAATCCAGCCGGGGATCATAGACCGGGATGCCATCGACCCGGATCGTGATGCGGCTGTTCAGCCCTGAGGCGAACGGGCTGTTCGTGCCACCGCGATCGACGCGGATATGGATATAGGCGCAGCCGGTCAGGCGGCAGTTCGAGGCATTCCAGACGGTGCCGGAATTGATGCTGATCGCATTGGCCGCCGTGCCCTCGGCACGGACATCGACCGTCAGGAAACCGGCATAGCCGCTTTGAACCCCGGACGCGCTATCCCAGGCTTTGGTGTTTTCCAGCCAGATTTCGCGGATCGCGGTGACCTTATGGGCCGCGACCGCGATGATATAGTCGATGTAGCGCTGGTTATCGCCGCTGGGCTCTGTGTAGCGGATGTCCGTACCGGCCGCGACGTCCTGGCCGAAGACCATCACGCGCGGTGTCGTCGGCACCAGCGAGGCATTGAGCCTGTCGAGCGTGGATGTCGTGACCGACGGCTTCTTGGCGAACGACGATGCGATGCCGGTCAGGATCTCGGTTGCGCCGAAGGCCAGCGCCAGACCGCCGAGCGTCGTCGTGGCGAGGAAGCCGCCGACGACTGCCCCTGTGGCGGGCAGTGTCAGGCTCGGGACCAGCGACGCGCCGCCGGTCAGGAACGCGGCGCCGATGATCACCGCGCCGATGATGATGGATTTGAGCGCCTTACCCATCGCGCGGCCCCGGCATCGGCACAGACCAGGCGCGCTGCCATTCGCTGCGCAGATGCTTGATCAGGCCCTGGCGCTCACCTTCGGCACCGACGTGCAGCGAGACGTGGCCGAATGAGATGCCCAGATTGCCGCGGACCATGACGATATCGCCGCGGTGCGCGTGGCTGAGCGGCACGCGCGCGAACTTTGCGTTCATGGTGCGGACCAGCGTGCCTGCGCCGATCTCCTTCAACGCGGCCTTGCCCGTCATCTCATCGGCATAGTTGCCGCGAAACTCCGCCATCGCGTCCTCGCCTGTCATGGCCTCGACGCAGCCGGCCGCGAAGGTGCAGCAGTCGTTCGCCGCCCATGTGAACGGCCTCTCGCGCACCGAGGCGATGAATGCCGCCAGACGCGGTTCCCAATCACCGAACCGCGTCAAAAGCTTGAATTCCGGCCGATCCCGATCGGCAGGCCGCCGCCGAGGTGGATACCACCGGCCGACACCGACGCGACGGTCGCACCGACGCCGGACTGGCCATTGGCGCATGCGATCGAGGCGGCGGCGGAGAGATCGCCGCTGTCGAACTCTGCCTGGCTCAAATAGGAACGGTTCGATGCCGCCGTCAGGAAAGCGAGGTAGCTTTCGACGTCGAGCTGGATCGTCTGGCTGGTCTTGTCGAAGACGATCTTGGGGACCGTCATATAGCCGGTGAACCACGGCCAGACCGCGCCGACCTGCGTCAGCGCTTCGTTCAATTGCAGCTGCCACAGCCGCATCACGCGGCCCTGCCAATTGGCCTTGTTGCCGATCTGGTTGAGCAAATCGGTGTCGATGCCGAGCAGGCCGGAGAGCGTGCAGGTGACGGTATCAGCCCCGCCCTCCTTCATCGTGATCGAACTGACCGAGATAAATTCCGGGTCGATCGCGGAGAAGGTATAGCCGTCGAGGTCTTCGTCGCCGGTCCCGCTGAACGTGATGCTGTATGGCGCGGTCGTGACCCGGATCGGCTCGCCGAGGATATCGAGGAAGCCGACATAGATCGGGCGAACCGGATCGGTGTACGATCGCAGCGCCGCGATGGCGGTGGGGTCAGGCCCCGACACTAGAAGGTTTCCTCAAGCGCCAGCTGCGTGAAATCGATCATGTTGGGGTAGCTGCCGGTCCAGCCGCTGTCGGGCTGGGGCAGCTTCACGAGGCAGGTCGGGTTGACGATTTCGACCGCGGCAGCGTTCGCGGGCGAGGCGCGCAGCGGGTTGCTCAACGTCAGCGCGGCATGCCCGCTGGCGAACGTGACGGTGGTCAGGACCATCAAAAGCTGGTCGCCGACCGTGATCTTGTGGCCGCGTTTCAGGACTGTGCCTGTCGGGCCGTTGACGTTGAGCGTGAGCCCGGTCTGGCCGGCGCCATTGACCGTGACGGCTATCGCGCTGGCGAACTGCGGGTTGAGCGTGGCGGGCAGGCGGATCGCATTGGCGCGGTTGCCGAGTTGGACCCGGAGCGCCTGGAAATCGAGCGCGTCATCCTCGGTCTGCTTCGGCTCGACCGAGACCTTGGCCATCCAGCGGCCGGCGGGTTGCAGAACCGTGATCTGCTCGCGCCCGGTCCATTCGCTTCGGTTGACCTGCACGGGCGGGTCTGGGGGCGTCCATTCGATCGCTGTGATGAAGGCGCATGTTGGCCAGGCGAGGATGGACATGACGCCGCGCAAGGTGCGCGCGGGGGCATGGGGTCGTTACCGCCGTCAGTCTTTCTTGACCGTGCGCCGCGCATCCTCGTTGGCAATATGGATCAACCCCTCGTCCGACACGCCACCATGCGAATAACCGGCATGGTCGAGGATCCAGCGCATCGAGCCGTCCGCGTCCTTGACGCCCCCGCGCACGACGCTTCCGACCTTCTCGAAATGCGCGCGCGCCTGCTTGACGGTGCGGATCGGCGAACCCTTGCGCGGGGGCCGGACATTGCCGCCCTGTTTGATGAACGTGGGCATGCGGGCCATGTCTCTATCCTTGGCTGCGCGGCAGGGTCGGCCGCGTGATGCGGGTCAGCGCGCCCTGACGGCCTTGCGCACCGCCGATCTGGGCTGCGATGGCGGCTTGCTGGGCGCTTTGTTGCAGGATGCGCTGCTCGAAGCCGTCGGGGTTGACGCTGTTCGAGGCATCGATGCTGATGTTCTGGACGATCGTCGTGCCGCCGCTGCCGGGCTGCACGTTCTTCGGTTTGGCGCCCATGTTGCGGGGCACGATCGCCACCGTCTCGTCCGCCGAGATCATCGCACGCGGCACGCCGTTGATGCTGAGCGTGTTGCTGTCGATGCCCGGATTTCCGCCCGCGGTGAACGATCCGCCATTGGCAAAGTGGAATATGCTGCCGAGGATGCCGCCCGCGCCGCCCGTGGCTCCTCCGAACAGTGCGCCGGCCAGCGGCTCGACGACCTCCTTTTCGATGGCGATCTTCACCAGGTCGGAAATGATCTGCAGCGCAACGTCATGGAAAGCCGCACCAAGCGATTTCGCGCCCGTGATCGCGTCGGTAATCCCGTCGGTCAGATGCTGCAGACCATCGACGGCAACGCTTTCCAGCGCTTCGTTGAGCTTGTCGGCCGTGTCGGGCAGCGTTTGCAGATAGGCGTTGATCGGACTGGCGTCGCGCTGGGCGATGCCTTTCGCCTGCAGTGCAGTCTGCCCGGGCAACGCCTTAAGCTGGCTCGTCGCGTCCGTGACCTGATCCGGCGTCGATTTCGGGTTCGCGATGATCGCGTTGAGATCGTTTTCCTTTTGCTTCTGGGCATTCGCCAGCAGTTCGAGTTCGAGTTCGCGGCGCTCTTTCGCCGTCTGGGCGAGCGCGAGCTTGTCGTTGAGGGTGTCGGCCTCGATCGACAGCTGCGTTTGCAGGTGCGCGGTCTGGGCCTGCAGCAGCGCAACCTGCTTGTTCTGCTCGATGACCTTCTTGTCCTCGGCGGTCGCCGCCTTGGCCGCCGCGGTCAGTTCTGCCGCGCGCGCCGCCTCGATCTTGGGGTCGGCGCCATTGGCGACATTGCGCTTCTGTTGGTCCTGGATATCGGCCAGCCGCTTCGCCAGGGTGCGATCGGCCAGTTCATCCTCGATCTTCGCCTGCTCGTTGACGTCGCTGGTCAGCGATTCCTGGGCGCGAAGCTGCTCCTCCTGCGAGGCGGCAAGCTGGTCCTGGAATGCCTTGAGGCGGGCGAGCGCTTCGGCCTCAAGCGTGGCCGCCGACTTGCCGGCCGGTGCGAACAGCTTCGAAAGGTCGCCGACCTTCCCGGCCTGGGCTGAGGGCTGAACCGGCGTCTTTGCAGCCAGCACTTGTTGCGTTGCCGTGCGGGTTAGTCCGATCTCGGTGCGAAGCTTCGCGGCGGCAGCATCGACCGCGCTTGGCGGGTTCTGCCCGAACTTGAGCTGCTGGGCGATTTCGGCCGGGCTGCGCGCGTCGCCACCGGACAAGGCGTCCTGATATTCCTTCTTGGCCTGCTGGAGCGCGGGCAAGCGGACCTGCGTGAGATAGGTGGACGGGTTCGACGCCGCGACGACATCGGCGTGGTTGTGACCGAAGATGAGCGCCTGCAAGCCTTCATCCTGCAGGATCCGCGCTGCACCGCCCATGTTGGTGATCAGATGCCCGAACGCCGTCGCCAAGCTCTCGATCGCGCTCGCATTGCCGGCCACGACATGGGCGACATCGACCTCAAGCTGCTGCTTGACGTCCCCGAGAACCTGGCCGGCTTTGGTCAGGTCGGCGATGTCGGCCGGCGAAAGCACGCTGCCGGCGCGCTCCATGGACGTCGCGAGGTCGTTGACCTTGTCGATGCCGCCGGAGAGTAGCGGATCGAGATCGCGCCCCGCTTCGCCGAACAGCCGCGTTTCGACTGCTGCACGCTTAGCTGGATCCTCGATCGACGATAGCCTGGCGATCAGCGTCGGCAGGATTTCCCCAGCGGAGCCCACGCCCTTGAGGTTGATGCCCAGCGTCTCGAATGTCTTCGCCGCCTGCTTGTCGCCCTCTTGGGCGCGCCCGAGATAGGCGGCAAGCTGGCCGAAACCGGACTGCAACTTGGTGTTGCTCACCCCGACATCGTTCGCCGCGCGCTGGTATACCTGCAACTGAGTCGTGGTCAGGCCGAGTTGCTTCGACGTGTCCTCTAGCTGCTTGGCATAGTTGATCGACGTACCGACCGCGGCAATGCCGACCCCGATCGTCGCCGCCGCTGCGAGGCCCGCCACGGCATAGGGAGAGCCTCCGGTGCGCTGCAGCCCGGCACCCTCTGCGAAACGTTCGGCCGCGTTCTTTGCATTCGCTGTCGAGAGCTTGCCCGCCGTCGCCGCGCGTTCGGCCTCGATCGCGGCAAGCGTCGCCTCGGCCTTGATCGTGGCCTCTTCGTCGGTCAGGCCGGCGCGTTTCAGATTGTTGATGAGCCGCAGTTCGGTCAGTTGGTCGCGGATAATGTCGCGATCGGCGCCGCGGGCCGCGGTCAGCTGGGCCTGCAAGACGGCCTGGTCGGCAAGGAGGTGATTGACCTCGGCCTCGGCGACCAGCGTGTCCGTCGAAGCCGCGGGCACGACGCTGTTCGGGATCATCGACGCCTCGCGCGGGACGGTCGCGCCGATATTGGTGCCCGAGCCCGTCTTGATCCGACTGTTCGCGATGCCCTTTTCGACTGCGGCGCGAAGGCGCGCGCTACGCTGGGCTTCCGCGACCTCGGCGTCGGCTGTCGCTTTGGCGGATTGCTGCCGGCGCTGATCGTCGGCAATCGCCGCGTCTGTGGTGCCCTTGCGTGCCGTCTTGATCCGCGCCGACGCTTGCTCCTCCGCAGACGCCATACCGGACACGCCTGCTTTGTACTTCTGGCCCTCGGCGCTGAGATCGAAAGTCTGGCCCTTGAGCGCATCCACGGACGTCTTGAACCGGGCGTGGGCCGCGGTCGCGTCGTTGAAGGTCTGGACATAGCCGTTATCGCGACCGATGAACTCCGCGATGATGCTATCGACAACCTCGGCCATCAGTTCAGCACCTTCATAAGGCCGCGTTCCGCCAGCCGCTCCTGCCGCCGCGCTACGAAATCGGCGTCGGGCGCCTCGACATCATCGCCACCGTCGAGATCGTGGCGATCGTTCCACGTCCACAGGAGCGCCTGATATTCCCACCAGGTCAGCCGCCGCATCTCGGACGGCTGGATGCCCATCATCGCGCAGTTCGTGAGCGCCGCCGCGAAGTCGAACCTTTCGTGTGGGTCGCCGGCTCCGCCGCCGGCTCGGCTTTTTTTGGCGGAGCGTATCCGTGGATCAGGGCGTGCAGGATGGCGTATGCCGTCATCCATATCTGCGTCATGACAATGCGGGTGTCGCTGAGGCCGAGCAGATAGGCCTGCACGAGTTCGCTGGCCCGTACCGCCGACACCTTGACGTCCATGCCGTCGATCGTGCCCTCGCCGCCTCCGATCAGGCCCTGGCGGATGATCTCGACGAGCTCGGTGAAACGATACTCGGCAAGTTCCGGATAGATCTCGCCCTCGGCCAGACCATAGCGCCCCTTGGACGTTCGGGCATAGATCGCGCCGATGCCGGCGCCACAGGCCCGCTCGATCTCCTTGATCTGCTCCAGCCCCAGCGCGAACTTATACTCGCCGTTGCCGAACGCAAGAACCACCCAGGTCTGCACGGTCCTACGCGACGTTGAGGTTCGTGGTCGAGACCCGAGGCGTGTTCGAGGCGCCGGTCAGCGTCTCGGTCAGCGTGATCTTGGGCGTTCCGGCGGCCGTGAACGTGCCCGCAATCGTTCGGGTGGCGCCCGTTCCGGACACGGTCAGGGCCGTTGCGTCGCTGGACGTGGCGGTCAGGGTCGAGCCGGTCGTGCAGCCCGAAACCGTTCCCGTATAAGCAACCGCATGGGTCGCGGTGCGCGGCGTCAGCGTCAGCTGGTCAAGCACGATGATGTCGGCGCCAGGCGTCCAGACAACCGGGCCGTCCGAGGCGAAGGTCAGCTGCGAGGTGACATAGGTGCCGTCGGCGGCGCCGATCTGCTTGTTCGTCAGGACGAACTTGCCCTGATAATAGCCCGAATCCACAACGTCGCTGGCGTCTTCGCCCATGATGAAGCGATACGGGAGCGAGATGCCGCCAAGTTGGCGCAGGAGGTCGCCCTGGGCGCGATTGTAGAGGCCGTTGCCCGCGATATCGAACTGAGAGCCGGTCACGTTGACGACGCGAGCCGGAATGTTGGTCGGGTCCGCGCAATCGCGGATATACTCGTCCGAGGTCTGATATTGCTCGGTCAGGTTCCGGGTCGTGAGACCGCAAAGCGACGTGAAGGTCGTGCTGTTATCGAGGCTGACCGCGACATCGAAATAAGTGCCTTTGACGATCGACGGGACGGACATTGGGCGCGCTCCTGAATTTGAACGCGAAACTATGGGCGGTCAGATGCCCTCGTTACCGCCGTCAGCCCGCGATCTCGCCCCGGAACGTGACCGTGGTCATCCACGCCTCGGCTTCGTCGCCATCCATGCGCGGCGACGTCGTGATCCATGCCACGCGCAGCTTGCCCGCCGAATCCTCGAGCGTGATCGTCGCACCATCGAGGCAATCCTTGGCCTCCGACCCTATCTTGAGGATGCGATCTTCGGCCGTCTCGACGATTTGCTGCCCATTCATCACCGGCTTGGTGAAGAACTGATAGCTGAACCTGAATGCCGCGCTATGGAGCCCCGATGCCAGGAATGGCGCGCCGACGATGCTGCCGAAGCGGCCGAACGGGAATGTGCGCGATGCGGGCACGGTGGACGGATAGAGCGACGCTGCCGGCACAAGCTCGATCAGCGGCGCAAAGCCCTTGAGGCGGGACAGGACGCCGCGGCGGAACGGAAGGGCATAGTCGAGCGCCATTACCCGCCCCTGATCTCACGCTGGCGCGTGACGATCGCTTCGATGATCTCGACGCGGTGCCGCTCCACCGCAGGCTCCAAGAACGGCCTGGGCAGTATCCTTGACGTGCCACGCTCCATGTAAAGCGCATGCTCGCTGTCGGCGATGACGCCGGTCTGAACGCTGACCGGGGTTTCGACCAGGGGGATGGGCCGGATCGAAGCATCGAGCTCGTGCGTGTCCGCGTTCGGGGGTTCGCCCGGCGCGGACGCGATATGGCCCGGCCCGCTGATCGAGCCGTCGCGGATCGAGAAGGCCGCATCTTCCGCCACGGTCTCGGCGCCGTGCAGGCACTCCTCACCGACGGCCGCGAGCAGCAGGCGCGGGTCCATGCGCACGAGGCGCGGGCCGACATTATCGGTGAAGTTGATCACGCCTGCCGCCCTTTGCCGGACCAATAGATGCCGAGCGAATCCTTGGCGATGCCGGACACCAGCCAAGTCCCGGCATGCGGGCCGGCATTGACCATGATCCGCGCGTCGGTGTCGAGATTGCCATCGAGCGTGACGACCAGGATCAGGAACAGCATGTCGCCCTCGGCATAGCCTTCGGATTGATGCATCTCCCACGACGCCTTGTCGATCTGGACCTGGCAGGCGCGACTGGACGGCGCACCGCTGCTGACGATCGAGCCGCCGTCGTCGGTGACGGGCTCAACCTGGTCGATTACGGTGCCGGAGACGTAGGGACCGCCCATGATGCCCGAGACACGCGCGGCGACGCTGGCGAAGGCGGCGGCGGGGTCGATCATACGGTGACGATCTCGCCGTTTCGGATAAAGCCGTGCCAAGTGCCCCCGGCGCTCCCGTCGATCGAGGGCGCGACTGTCAGGTTCTCGAATTCACCGTCGATCGTCCAATGCGTACCCTCGGTGCAGCCCTGCACGATGACGCGGTGACCGCTCTCGGTGCGCTCGTCGCCGATCAGGCGCTTGAAATGGTCCCATTGCACGCGCCGCTCGGGCGAGGCGAGGAAGCAGCTTTGATAGATGCCAGCCTTCGTCGGCGACTTGAAGATGAAGCCGATGCGGCGCCCATCCTCTTCGATCCAGCGCGGGTCGAGATCGGCGAGCCTCACGGGCAATTCCAGACCGGCAACGGCCCCGCAAAGCCGTTGAACCCGGCATTGCACCCAAGCACCCGGCCGCCGCCGACGACCCTTGTGCCGCCCTTGTTCTTCTGCAGGAGCATCGAATATTCGAGGCCATAGGGTGTCGAGGCATATCCACCCGCGACCGCGACCTTGATCGCCTCGTCAGAGAAGCGCAGCTGCACCGACGCGGAGCGGAAATCGGCCACGCCGGCCGCGACCATGGCGGCTTCGTTAGATCCTGCGATCCCCGCGATCCTGTTCGTCGCCATGTTGTGCGCGGCCATCGCGATCAGCGCCGGGGCGTAATCGTCCTCAAGCCAGGACTGATCGACGTAGCGCTGCGCGTCGGTCAGCCAATATTGGATCGTGTCAGGATCGACCGCGGCGAACGCGGGGTAGCGCCGGATCAGGTCGTCGGGCGTGGGGGCATCGTAGGCCATGAGGGCTTGTCGCATTGCGGCGTTGGCGCAGTTACCGCCGTCACCCGGGCAAGAGTGAGAGCTAGTCGGCCGAATGGTGCAATTTTGGAATTGCGACGAGCCGACAGCCACTATAGCGCTAATCTCCCGCAGGGTGCCGCGCACAGGGAAATTCAATGCATTATGTAATTGCGGGCGCGGCAGGCGCCATGGTGCCGATCATAGGCATTCTTTTGTGGCTTGGGTCGGGCAAATCGTACCCGCCAGACTATGGCGACCGCGGCTAACCATCATGCCCCGCGAAGGTCAATCCGAGCAGCTGACGGTCGTTCAAGCGTTGCGGGGCATCGCCGCGTTGTGGGTAGTGCTGTTCCACGCCGCCGAGGGCAGGCATATTCCCGCATTGCTGCTCGCGCTGCCGCGCCCGTTTGAGGCGATCGTTTTCTCCTGGGGCCACTACGGTGTCGCGATCTTTTTCGCGCTGAGCGGGTTCGTGATCGCCTACAGCATCCGCGACGCCGCGCTGACGCTGGGCTTCCTCGGCCGGTTCGTCCTGCGCCGATCGCTACGGCTCGATCCGCCATATTGGGCGTCTATCGTCATCGCTGTGGCTTTTGCCGTCCTGTCGGCCCGCGTGGCGCACAAGGCGTATGCGCTGCCATCCATCCCGCAAGTCGGCGCGCATCTCGCGTATTTGCAGGAAATCCTGCGCTTCCCGGAGATCAACACGGTCTATTGGACGCTGACCTACGAGGTCCAGTTCTACCTCGTGCTGGTGGTGGCGCTCGTCGCTGCGCAGTCGGCCGGCAGTTGGGCGTCCAAGCTCGCATGGGCGATCCTGTTCGGATTGGCGCTCGCTTCATCGGTCGGCTTGTTCGAAGGCATGCCGCAGGGGATTTTCCTATCCCTCTGGGCGGATTTCTTCATCGGCGTACTCGCATGGAAGGCCGCCGAGGATGCGCGTCACCTGCCTTGGCTGATCCTGCTCGCCATCCCGATGATGCTGCATGGCCCGGCGACCGAAGGTGCGCTGTTCCCGCGATTCAGCGCAGTGACGGCGCTCGGTCTCTATGCCGCCATGCGCAGCGGCTGGGCCTATCGCGGGCTGAACAAGCGTTGGCTGCAGTTCCTGGGCGCCATTTCCTACAGCCTGTACCTGCTTCATAATCCGGTCTCAGGCGCGACAGGCTTTATCGTCCACCGGCTGTTCGGGAACGGCGTCGGCGCCGATGTGGGTGCACTAGCTGCGATCGTTGGTGCCTCGGTCGTTGCGGCGACCATCTTTTGGATGACCATAGAACGCACCTCGCACCGCCTATCGCGACAGGTGAAGCTTGTTCGCGCGCTCAGGCGCTGATGATGCAGAGTGCCGCGCCCCTGTCGGAGCCAGGATCAAAGGCTGGCGTAGTGGGCGGCGCGTTCCAGATCGGCCGCCGCCAATGCGGAGGTCGTATCGTCGATCTGTGTGAAGTGATTCCAGATTCCTTGGGAGGGCACGCCGGAAGGAATGCCAAGAAACCCGTCATTGAAGATGCACAGCACCTCGGCGTAAGCAGCGATATCGTTGATCATCTGCGTCTCGATCGCGCCCACGTGCGAAGCGGGATCAAGACCTTCCCACCAATTTACCAGATCGGTCTGAACGCTGGTGGTCCATGTCCCTGCGACCGATGGGCCGAATTCGTAAGACCAGCACTGCGCGGGCACGTTTCTGCCGATCTTGTCGAGGAAATATTGGAACCGCTGGCGTGCCGTCAGAAGCCATGGGCCCGCACCCGCCACGGCAGCGGCGGATATCTGGCTGTCGATTACCGCTATACGGGCCGACCCGGCCGTCGCCGCGCTCACGGCGCTCGCGTTTGTGATGCCAGGATATGGCGCGCAGGCGATGGCATCGCAGACGTTTGCCCAACAATCGGTGCCACCGGCCGTCTGGGTGAACAGCATCGCGATATAATCGAAATCGCCCGTTCCGGGCACGGTCGATGTCGTGGTCTGCGCGTTGTGCGCTACCTTCAGGCGAGGGGAGGCCGCCTTGCACGCGACGGTGAAGTTATAGCATTGCACGCCATGTTCTCGTGCCCAGCCCAGTTCGCCCGCGACGATGAAGGTAAATTGCGAGTTGCTGCCCATGGCAGCGGGCAGTTGGTCCGTCGTGGCTGTCGTCGTGTTTACCAGCCAGATGCCGAGATAGGTGTACCCGCTCTGATACGCCGCGATGTAGTCGCCCGCTGGAATAACGGCGCCCAAGCCCCCGCCAGGAACACCGGTCGTGTAGAAATGCCAGTGGTTCGGGTCCACAGGTCCGCCGCGGCCGTCGCCAAAGTTGCGACCGGCGAGCGCACCCTTGACGAGAAACGCCGTCTTGTCGGCTAATATGCCGCCCCAATCCTCGTTGAACCAATCCGCATGGATCGTCAGTATTCGCGGATCGAGGTTGGCTTCCATGTAAGCGACGAACTTGGCGGTCTCGGTCGCCGTCGCGTTATAGCCGGCGCAAATCCACGGGTAGGCAAGCGTGCGGTTGCAAAGCTCGACCAAAGCTTCGACGTCGAATCCCCAATGGAACCTGTTGGTGAAATTGAGCCAGTTGCCGCCATTGTTCGTGTTGATCTGATCCATGAAGCGGATAACTTGGAAGCGGCTGTAGTGGGCAACCGCTGCGGCACCCCAGATCAGACCCGACGTGTCACCCCGCTTCCGCATCGAATAGTAACCAGCGTGCGAGAGGAACGAAGCCTTGTCGATTATGAAGTAAGTATTTTGCAGGGATAGGTTAGTCGGAACGTTGATCGTGTGCACACCGGTCGTCGGGTTAGACGTGAAGGTAAACCCCGCTGCCGCTGCCCCGCCGTTTAAATTCATGGTGATCTTCTGACCGGGGGGCATGATCAGATCGCGCAGACCGCAATCGTCAGGGTGCGGGTACCACGGCAGCACAATATATATGCTGGTCGCATCCGACGGATAAACGATCAATTGGCCTTGTTGATTGACGATGCCGTTCGCGTAGAGGGTCGGCATATCCATGCCGCCGTATGTGCCACCGTTTATCTGGATCGAGCACCTGCGCGCCCAATCGAGGAAATATCCATCCTTAACGGTGTAGTAGGAGAAGGCCCCGGAGTTTATCCCAAGCTTCGGCTTGCCGTGATAGGCGGTGCGGAATTTGGTGAATATCGAACTATCCCCGGGGACATTGGTCTTCCATGCGGCGATCCTGGTGTAAATGCCTTCCGACACCAAAGGCACAGAGCTGGCCGATTGCGCTGTCCATGTCTTCTTGGTCGTATCGACGACCAGATTGGTCATCTGCTCATCGGATATGGTGATTACGCCCGAGGCGAGATCCGACATCTGCAGTGTGATCCCGGTCGGCGCGGTGCCGACATAGCCCCCGAAAAGCTGGACCATCTGGCCGCCATTGCCATCGGAAATGGGTTGCCCATAGAACACGGTGAGATTGGAGACCGCCGTCGGCGTGACCCTGATCCGCGCGTCCAGCGCTACGTTCAGCGCCGTGTTGAACGAGTTGGCGTACCCGATATAAAATCCGCTCGGGTCATAAGCCGCTAGCGGCGTCAGATCCCACACGTAGGGCACGCCGTTGACATCGACCCAGAGGATGCCGTCGAACGAGACGGTCAGGCGCTTATTCGCAAAATCGCAGTTGAGCGTGATGCTCGTGGACCAGCTCGGAAAATTCGGGTTTGCGCTCGCCGAACCGCCCAATATCGTGATCGATCCGCCGGTGCGCACATCGGCCGTGATCAGATTGTTTATCGTCAGGCCCGAACTGTTGCAGACGACGATCGAGCGGCGATTGGCGCTTGCCCCATCGAATTCAGCTGTGAAGTTTCCGACGCCAACCTTCTTGACGAAGTTTCCAACTGCCTGGCCCGGCCTGGTCAGTTGCTGCACCGCGCCGGCCACGATGGCCATGTTGGGCGCGATCAGGCTGCCGAGAAAGGAATCGTAGAAGTGCCCCTTGCACGATCCCCATGCCTGCCATCCCGTCAATCCGCCCGCAGCATTGGCCGCCTGTTGCGATACATCGGTGTAGATATCGACCGTGTAGCTTGAGCAGAGCGGCGTATTATCCGGATAGATCGAGAAATCGTCCAAGAATATGTCATTCGCAGCTGCGCTGTTTTTTGAGCGACGCCGAAATGCTCTGCCTGCGAATGACATGATCTTATGCTTTACTGATACAGAACGTTGAGGGCGACCACATCACCTGCGGTGAGCGCGGTAGTGTCGTTGTCGTTTGCAGCACCGGTCACCGCGATCGCCAGGCCCGTTCCCAGATAGTACGGCGACGGCAGCGTCATCGTCGTGCGGGCCGTTGGTGGCAGTGCGATCGTCAGAACCGGCGTGTCAGTTCCGACTGTAGCAGGCGAAGCCTTGTTGTAAATCTTGAGAAATTTAACGCTCGCAGACGTATTGTATGCTTCGACTTGAAATACTTCAGCCGAACTGGTCTTGCAACTCGTCGAGTTGGTGCTCGCCGCAGCGCTGACGATCCGGCAGGCGGCATTCGGAATCTTTAAACGATCCCATCCTGAACCAGTATAATTTGATGGGGCGACTGCCAGAAGACCTTGCGCAACGCCATCATTACGAGCGACTTGAACAATGTTGGATGTATTTGAAACGTTGTCGGCGCCTGGCGTATTTGCCGCGGAAATGGCGACCTGCAAGAAGCCTTTTGCATTTATCTGCAATTCATTTCGCGCACCCGCTGGAACCGTTGGGGCCGTAGAGTTGTAGGTTCCGCCGACAGGAACGGGATTCCCGGCCGCCGTAGCGAGGGAGGCGACCGGCCCCGTGACGACGCGACTAGCTCCCGCGGCAGTGTTGGTCGCGATCGTCGCAAGATTGCCGCCCGTTTCCAGCGCTGCGCCCGTCGGTAGCGCCGAGGACTTGACCACGACGCCGTTGGTCGTGCCCTGCGTCGTCTGGTCGATCGTGACCGGGCTGGACGAGCCGCTGATCTGATTGAGGAGCTGCGCCTTGGCGATGCTCATGAAAGACGGGTTGGAGAACACGCCATCCCAAGGGGTATCAGCAGGCGTGCCGAAGGTCGGGTAGGAGCTGATATTGACAGACGGGGTGCCGACGAACTTGGTGATCGTGCGGAGATCGCCGGTCAGCGTCATGGAGAGCGGGGATGTCGTGCTGCCCTCGGTGTAGGACGGCGCTGCCGCAGTGCTGGTGGCGGAAACCGAGCCGCCACCGCCCCCGCCGCCGCCCCCACCGCCCGCGACATAAGTGCCGGTCTGATCGACCGTGATGACCGGCGTCGCCTCGATCGGCTGACCCGCGCTGTTTTTCACAACCGGCGCCTGCACGACGGCCGCCATAGAAAGGGTCGGCACCAGTGCCAGGAGCATCATAAAGCGGCGGGTCATCAATCGGTCCTTTCGCGAAAAGGGCCGCTCCTGCCATGAAGCGGAAGCGGCCCAGTCGGTCCCTTGGAGGGGGAGAGGTTAAGCGGGGCGCTTGGCGTCGGGCGCGATCGCAGTGATGTCGCCGCGGGTAACGTCCTGGCCGACCACCGCGGCAACCGCCTCGACCTTCGGATCGCCGCCCTGCGTCCAGTGCGCGTCGTTCTTCGGATCGAGGCCGGCAACCGCATCCTTGATCAGATACGGCTTGAGCGCCGCATTCGCGGCGTCGAGCTTGCCCTGCAGATCGGCGTTTTCGGCCTTGAGCGCATCGACCTGTCCGGTCAGGTCCGCATTCGCGGCGTCGAGCTTGCCGTCATCGGGCGCCTTGCCGAGATCGGGGATATCGCCCGCAATCTCGTCAGCGTCGAGCTCGACAGTCTCGCCGGGCTCGATCCAGCGCGTGCCGCCCGCCTTGAGGTTGATCCCGCGCGCGCCGCTGGCATGGTTGGTATAGCTGGCCATGATCAGATCCCATCCCGATAAGACACCGCCTTGGGGCGGTAGATTTCGAGCTGGCCGACGTTCATCACGCCATCCACGCGCCACGTCATCGACGAGGTGGGGAACAGCGGCATGAACTCGAATGGCCCGGGCAAAAAGAACTCCATGACATCGGGGCTCTTCTCGAATGCCATCATGCGGCGCGTGCCGCCGGCACCGGCCGTTTCGAGCTCGCGGCTATGCGTGATGTTGAGCCGCTGCCCCGTCATCGCGGTATAGCTGTTGTTCTCAGCCAGGAAGGTCAGCACCGACTCGTTCGTGTTCGGCATCTGGGCATTGTTCGCCTGCAGGAATGCCGAGGTCGCGATCATCACCGAATCCGGGAACGAGGTCTCGCGCGTATTCACGATCACGTCGTTCAGGTCCGCGTTGATGTCGGCCAGCATCTGGGCAGGCGTGGCCGTGCCCCACGAGCCGTTCGGCGCGGACGCCTGCGGCACGTTGGGATTGTTCACTAGGCCGGTCGTGTTCTTGCGGGTGTCGCCCCGGATCACGCGGTCATAGATGAACTTCTGCGCGACCTTGTTGGCCGCATCCGCCTTGCGGGCGCCGAGATCAGTGCCACCGCCGCTCATCGCCTGCGAAGCGATGCGCGAGAAGCGGTTGACCTCCTGCACGGACAGTTCGTAGCCGACACCGGCCAGGTGGAAGTTGGTGATCCCCTGGGTGAAGTTGATGCTGGCGTTCGGGATATCGAAGGCCTTGCCGGCGATATAATCGGCCTTGCCCGCGATATCGCCGGAATAGACCAGCGTGCCGACATCCCACATGTCGCCATCCGTGTTCACCGGAACGAGCCCGGCATAGTCGAACGACGGGTAGCGCTGCATCAGGAACGAATGCGTGCGGTACAGCGCCGGCTGGGCGAACCCTACGGCCTGCTGCGCGTCCTCGAACTGACGGCCATCGAAAATGAGCATCGTCGTGATCCCCTCTTACTGCTGGACGATGCGGATGCGCACGGCGGCGCCGCTCGATACCGCGTCGATGAAAGTGGCCGGAATGGCGATGTTGCCTCCGGTGCTGACGGTCGTGAACACGCCGGCGGAGGTCACATAGACCGGCGCACCGGGCGTCGTGTTCGACCCGGCCAGCACCCAGATATCGCCCATGTCGCAGAGCGATGCCGAGGCATATTGGCCGTAGGTGTCGGCTGCACCGCCAACAGGGGCGACGAGGCCCGCGTTGGCGATCGTGACACCCTTGAACTTCGTGCCGGGCGTGGCCGTGATGGCCTTGCCGTCGGTCGCGCCGGACTGGAACGTCGCGATGCCGAACGCGATGCCCGCGACATCCTGCACAATCCCGGTCGGGCGATTGGTGACGTTCCCGTCCGCCAGCATGCCGGGAAAACCCGCCACGTAGTCGGTCAGGTAGGTGCTCTGAACGGTAATGCTCATGATCCTGACCTCCCTTAAGCTTCGGCGGTCTTCGGCGCGGTCTTCCACGCCTGAGACAGTTCGTTGCGGCTCTTGGCGCGCGCATCGAGATATTCGGATCGGGCGTCGCCCAGGCTGACCGGCTGGCCGGTGATCGCGCTCGCCAGCGCATCCACCGCCTCGACCTTCACATCGGCGGTCAGCGAAGCGAACGACGCGGCATATTGCGCGTCATTCCAGCCCTGCGCCTTGTCGCCGAGCTTCTTGTCCACGACCGCCTTCATGATGGCCGTCTCGTCCATCGCGTCCGTGACGGTGATGCCCAGCACCTTCGCCTTGCCGGCGGTCTGCGCATAGGCCTTGGCGGCATCGCGAAGCTGCGCCGGGGTCGGCTTGCTGTCGATCAGCTGCTGCTCGAGCGTGGTGATCTTGGCGTCGGCGGTGGCCTTGTCCGTGGTCAGGGTCGCGACCTGGGTTTCCAGATCGCCGATCTTAACCTTGAAGCCGTCGCGCGCCGCGAGGATCGTCGCGATCGTCGCCTGTGCCGTGTCGGCATTCGAGATATCGACGGTGAGCCCGTCAATGAGCATGGTCTTCACGGGCTTCTCCTGTGTGTGAAGGCTGTCGAGAAAGGATTGAGGCGCGGCGTCGCAGTGCGCGGCGTCACCGATGCGGCAGCTGGGTCCAGCGCGGCCGAGATCGACACGGGCCACATGATTGCCGGAGATTGCGTCTTGGCGTGCCTGGCACCTGGTGCCATCTGCCGCTGCGTAATCGCCGAACTGCAAGCTCGCGTCGTAGCCGTTCGAAAGCTGAACCTTGCCTGCCTCGGTGTCGGCGATCGCGGCCGCGTCCATGAGGAGAAGATCGAAAGCGAGATGGTCACCATCGCGGATCGCGCCCATGACGACGCCGTCCGCATATTTCTTCCAGTTGGTGGCGTTCACCGCCTCGCGTGGGTGATCGTTGGTGATCGGCTTGCCGATGAAGCTCCGCACGGCTCGCTCATCGAAGACGGCGGCCTCGTCGCGCAGCACATTCACGACTGCTTGGTCGCGAAGGCCATGTTCATTGTTCGGATCGACTTCGCTGCCAGCGTATTGATAGACGCCAGCCCGCGCAGCGCGCGCCCGCACGGCCATATAGCCGTCTGCGGTGCGGCGAGGCTTATCGAGCGTCAGGCCATCGGCGAAGTACATGGCGGCATGATTTGCCGCGCGCTGGTGCGCATCGTTACCGCCGTCAGCGCGCGGACTTGGCTACGCCTTGATAACCCAAGCATCGGTCGCGAGATCAGCGGACGCCAGATACGCGGCGGGCAGGTAGAAATACCCGTTATCGCCCCAGTCCGTGTTCCACGAATTGCGCACGATGTAATGCCCATCGCTGGTATAGCCGACGACGCAGATCGCGTGCCCGCCGACCGTCTTCTCGCTCTTGCCCGGCATCGGCACCTTGCCCGTCTGTGCGACGGCATCGCTTTCGAAGCTCTCATAGACCGTGATGCCGACGACGAACGGTGATCCGCTGGCGAGGCAATCCATGTAATCGGCAGGGCCGTTGAGCCGCTGGTAGGTCTTGATCAGGTCGGTCTTGGCGTCCGCCGTCGCCTTGGCCGGGGGTGCCTTCGCGAACTTCGACGGCACGTAAGGCCAATCGGCTTCCGGCGGCAGGCCGAGCGATGCCAGGATCTTGATCCCGTCGCGGATTTCGGCGCCGCCGTCGGTCTTGATGTCGCCCTCGACCTTGCGTTCCTGGTAATACAGCCACAGCTGCGAGCCCTCGAATCCGTTATGCAGGAACGCCATCGCGCCGGTCAGCGCGAACGCGGTGCAGCTGCCAAGCTGGCCCTGATCCCAGCATGGCGGGAATTTCGAGCGGAGATCGACGGACTTGGGCTGCGGCGCGCCGGTGCGGGTGTAGGCATAATCGCGGATGTCGCCGAGGTCGGGACGGTAGCCGTAGCGGGCAATCTTGCGGGTCATAGGGCGCTCCTTGGTCAGGAGCGCGAATTGCGCTTGGGCTGGACGCCGAGTTACCGCCGTCAGTCGAACAGCGGCTCTTCCCAGCATTTGCAGAACGGCAGGACGCCGGCGCGGTCGTTCGGCGCCCGATCTTCCCGATATACCTTCCCGTCGCGGGCGAGATGATCATCGCGGGGATGCTGTTGCGGTGTGTGATGCCAGCGAAAACGGGCCAGGCCGGCAGCAGCGCGGCGGGCGCGATCGAGCGCGGCCGATGTCTTGTCGGTCTGATCGACGCCGATGTTCGCCGCGCGCTTGCGCGCCTTCGTGATCACGGTGTTGAAATCGGCTTCCGCTTGCGATGCGGGCTTGATCGCGGCGAGACCGCCCAGCAGCGCCGCGGCGATCTTGTGGCCTGTCTCCTGGTGCAGCGATGTAGCGAGTTGCTGATTCCAGGTGAGCGCGTTCGCGAGCTCGGGCTTCGCGGCGGCCGGTGAATTGAGCAGCGACACATCGATACCGGTCGCGGTCTTGATCCGGGCATTCCATTGCGCGCGGTGCCAGACCTCAAGCCGGTCCAGCGCGGCTGCAAGCTGGTTTTGGATGCCGGGCAGGCTTTGCCCCAGCCGCGCCGCCGATTGGTCGATCTGGCGCTGCAGGATGGCCGAATTGCCGGTATCGCGTGCGATCGCATAGGCGCGCATGATCAGATCGCGTTCGGCCGCCCATTGGCGCGTGAGCGTGAAATACGGAGCCGCGATGCCCGATCGCATCGCCTCGGTCGGATCGATACGGCGGAAGGCGCGCGGACGAGCCTTGGCCATGCGGATCATGCCCGGCAGATCGTAGCGCTGGCCGGTGAGGTAGAGCGCCAGGCCGGTGGCGAGCGCCGCGTTGCGACTAGTGTTGTCGGGCTGGCTGGCCATCAGTTGAAACCGGAGCACAAAGCAAATATATCAATCGTGAGCGCCGCCGTGCTTCGGGCGTAATCGGTCACGGGACCGTCGGAAACGACGGGGCATGTTGGCCCAGCGGCGCTCACTTTTTCCTCATTGATTTCAACGCCACGATCTGGCCGCCCCTGACCTGCTCGGTATAGGTATATTCGTGAGCGCCGACTCGTGCCGTGTAGTTTAGCCGCAAGCCCTTGCCGCTCGACCGCGATCCTTGCGCCGTGATCGTATGCGCGTTGCCGACGATCTCGTTGATCCTGCCGAAATCACTCTTCTCGATCGCGACCTGGCCGCGCCTTGCCTCGATCGCAGGATCGCCGTGCGACTTCATGGCATGCCGGATTTCCGAACTTCCGACGATGCGCTCGTGACCGGCGATGTCGATGCCGGTGTGCTGCAATACGGCGCTGGCATTCGCGTGCGACACCTGGCCCAGACTCGTGGCGCGATGTGATCCGCGCTCGGTCAGCGCCTCTTCGACATGTTCGGCTAGACCGCCAGTCCACTTCCCATCCGGCCCACGCGGCTCGTCGGGATTGAACCCATCGTCAAAAGGGCGGCTCGACCCATCGTCCACCTCCTCGACCAGCACCCAGCGCTTGCGTCCGTCGTTCGCCGCCGTCGCGGCGCCCGGCTGCTTGATGGTCGGCAGGCGTCCCAGCGCCGTGGCGGGCACCAACGGGTCGCTGCCCTGAACCGCTTCCAGATCATCAGGCCCGGGCGGCGACAGCGACGGAAACCGCTCGTCCTCGGGCAGTTCGGCGAGCGCGCCGTCGAGACCTGACAGCCATTGTTCCTCGACCGCCGTGTGCTGCACCGCCTTCTCGAATGCGATCGTCGGGATGACGTTCATCGCCTCAAGCGCCGCGATGCCCTCCACACGGTTCTTGAAGATGGTCGATTTGTCGAGCTCCGACATCTCCTGCAGCGGCGGGAAATCGTACCAGGCCTCGTCCGTCACCTCGACGCCAGCGCTCGGCAGCATCACGGCGTCCAACTGATCGAGTGCCGGCCGGAGATAGGCATCCTGATCGGCGCGAATCTTGGCGATATAGTTGCTCTCGTCCCCGGTGCCGGTCGCGTTCATGCCGTCCGGCGACTTGCCGAGGAAGCGTGTGGCCGGGATATCGAACGCGCCCGCGACGGCCGCCGCGTAGACGCGGATCATGTCGGGCATGCCGGTCCATGTGACCTGGCGCGTGTCCCATTCCTCGCCGGGACTATCCTTGCCCTTGCCGCCGTCGAGAATCCGGGTGTTGTGGGTCGATTTCAGCGCATTGGCGACCTGCACGCGCCTCGTGACCAGCTGCTCGCCCTCCGTGGTCGCCAGCGTGGCCGTGAGCCCCGGAATGCTGACCGTATCGAGCTTCGCTTCCTCGATCAGCGACGCGAAGCCGTTCATGGCGGCATCGGCGTTGCGCACCGCATCGTGCGCCGAGACCAGCACGCTATCGCCCCAAAACCAGTCGTCGCCGCTGGTGCCGCGCAGGTTCGGTCGTGGCTTGCCCTTGAACGTGATCACGCGCGACGGATGGATCGTGACCTGTTGCGCGCCGGCCTTGCCGAAGTTGATGCGATAGAACGAAGGCTGGCAGAATAGCGGATCATCAGGATCGGTCACGATCGGCCCGAGCGTGACTTGCCAGCGGTTCATGACGTGGAGGTATTTGAGCCCCGCCGCGCCGACGGTCTCTTGCGCGAGCGGGATCGTCGGATCGGTGCCGACGCCCATGACGATCAGGCCGCCACCGAGACGGCCGAGCGTCAGCGCCTCGCGCAACTTGGTCCAGACCTGCAGGCGCTTTTCCTCAGCCTCGATCTTGGTGACGTCGGCCTCGTCCAGCTGCCAATCCCGGCGCGCGCGGGTCATGTCGAACGGCGGCAGATCGACGCCCTTCTGCACGAACCAAGACGATCGATACGATGCCTCGATCTGCTCGGGCAGCATGAACGGCTGGGTGTAGAACCCGTAGGTGCGCTTGTCGGCGGTCGTGCCGGCGCCGGACACCAGATTGGCGAGGCCGTCTCTCAGCGGCGCATCGATGACGAACCGTCCACGGTGATCACGACGCTGGCCCATGGCCGGAAAATACGGGCGTTGCCGCGCGCGCGGTTACCGCCGTCAGCCGAGCAATGCCGACAGGTCATATCCGGATCGACGCACGCCCTCGAGCGCGTAGCGGCACGCATCGATCGTATGGTTCTTCTTGTCCTCAAGCACCGGCAAGACCTCGCCCGTGATCGGATCCACCTTCCAGCTGTACAGCGTGAGCTCGTCGATGACGTGCAGGCATCGCGGATGCACCATGATATCGTAATTCTGCAGGAAGGTGACGCCCTCCTCTACCGACCCGGGCCCTTTGACCGCGGGCGTGATGTTGAAGCCCTTGCGCCGCATGAAGCTGATCGTTTCCGGACGCGCACTGTCGGCCGTGATGGGCCATTTGATGGCGCCAGGGATACCGACCCGATGCTTCGGGCCCTGCGGATTTTCCCAGCGCTTCGGATTGTGCGTATCGTCGCCTGCGAACAGTGCCGGCGTGTCGTCGATCTCGCAGCCGACCGCATACGCCTCATGATCGATGAACAGCGTTCGCCCGGTCGGATCGGCAATCGGTCCAGCCGCCCCCATGCGGCCAATGAACATCCGCACCAGGACAGAAGGATCGACGCTGAAACCCCAATCCGCACCGAAATAGAAGCGCGCATCGTCCGGCGTCTCGAACCGCTCGATCGACCAATTCTTGAAGACGCGGGCCTGGCTGTTGCGCAGATAGCCGCCAAGCCAGATGTGATTATATTTGTCGGGGTCGCGCGCCCGATCCCACTCCATCTCGCTCTTTAGCGGATCGCCGAACCATGGGTTTTCCGTGAAGTTGACGTGTCGCACGATCGACCCGGGTGGTGGCGTGCCGCCGACGAACATCGCATCGACCGGATCGGTGGCATGCTCGGGGTTCCAATCCCACCATATCTCGGAACCTTTGGTGCGGATCGTCGGCGTCAGCTTCTGGATGCTGGTCTGGCTGACGGATCGCGCCTCGCTGATATAGGCGAGCGTGAAGCCTTCCTGCGATTTGATGCTGTCGATGTTGGAGCGCAGACCGAAGAAGTCGATCGAAGTGCCGTTGCGGCCCATGATCTCGGTCTTCTGGCTGTGGTAGAAGCCGTCGCCGTTGGTCGGCCCGAAGCCCATCTGCGGGATAAGATCATCGAGCAGCTGCTTGACCGAGCCGTCGATCGATTTCTGGATCTCGCGTCCGCAGAATATGCGTTCGCGCTTCAAGCCTCCCCGGAATAGCAGCCCGCGCGCGAATGAATGCGATTTGGTCGATCCGCGTCCGCCCTTCGCAGCACGATGCCTAACCGGAAGCCCATCGTCCGCGACCGTGGCGAACAACAGGTCTTCCATGCACGCGGGAAGCTCGAGCTCAATCTTCACTCGGCACGTCACCAGGCCGGACGAACCGCACCGTCGCTTCCATGGTGTGCTTCAACGGATTGTCAGCATCGCCGGCAACCTGCATCGCGATCGAACTCAGTTTCGGGTGGACATAGGGCGCGGCGCTCTTGGCGGCGTCGATCCTGGTCGCGGCCTTGGCGCGCGGGTTGCGCACGATGCTGAGCAGATATTCGAGCGGCGTCAGGCCAGTGGCCGCGATCTCGGCTTCACGCTTCGCCGTCGCCTTGTTGCGGACGCCCTTTTGCCTACCGCCAGTTTTGACACCCGCAGCCATAGTCTATTTTCCGTCTAATTTAGAAATTGGGCCGGACCGCTGCGCCCGCAACAAATCCGCCGCCTTGATCATCCCAGCCATGAACTCGCTCGATCCCTGCATCTCCCGCGCCGCCGCCTCAACTATCGCGGCAGCGCGTGCCGGCGACATCATCACCCGCTTGGGCTTCTCCGGCACGGGCTGACGCGCGACCCCGGGCAACAACCCGAAATCCCAGAACCGCGGCGCCTGGCACGGCCAGGACGGGCGACGGCGGCGGCCCAGCACATAACTCGCGGCATTGGACCGCGGCGCGCGCTCGGCAATGCGGGTCGCGGTGATTGCCGGCCCGTTGAACCTGACCCATTCGGCGCGGGCCTCCTGCAGGGTCAGCATGCCGACCGACAGCCGGTCCCGGTTGCGCAGGTCGATCCATTTGCGGATCGTCTTGGCATGCGCTGCCGTCTCGTCCTCAATGCCGGACCATCCGACGCGGATGAATACCTCGTCGAAGTCGTTCGGCACGGGCCGGTACAGGGCTGTGGTCCCCCGGGCTGGCATTCACTCACCACCACCGGCGGCGTAGCGCTGTTGAACTTCCCGGAAATATTCCAGGTCGCGCTGATCCTTGGCATGCTCCTCCCGAATGGCCCGATCGAAATACCGCAGCGTGCTTGGCGGATCGTTCGAATTGGCCCGGTCGGCGGCGATGCGGGTCAGGACGGGTATCACCGTGGCAGCACGGTCGATCCCAGCTTTCTCCCAATCCGCAAGCTGGCGACGGTCGGCATGGGTGAGCGGCCAAGCCCAGCCAACGGCGCGGATCACCTCGGCGTCCATCATCGACGGCTGCGAAGGCAACCCCGTCGATTTCCGGTCCTCGTGTACGTGCGCGAGCGTGCGCGCTCCGGTATTTTTATCTTCTTCTCTTCTTTGTTCTGTGTCTCGCTCCTGTCTCACCCTTGTCTCAGGACGTGTCTCGGGCGCTGTCTCACTCCTGTCTCGCTCACCCTGAAATTGATCGTAGTTACAGATGGTTATAACCGTCACGCCTGTCTCAGCGCGCGTCTCAATCATTGCCTCGTTTTTTGCTCGGTTCCAAAAACGCGTTATCCAGGCCTTATCGCGGTCGATCGCAGCGGCCATGTCGCGGGTCGAGATTGCCAGCTGCCCGCGCTGCAGCGTTAGGGTCCGATCTTTGTAGTTGATCTTGGTCGGACGCCATGCGGCACGGATGACCATCCACGCGAATGCCAGCGCCTCACCGTCATTGCGGAATGAGGCGTTGCCCAGCAGGGCGCGATAGATGCGGACGTAGCCGACGTCGCTCACGCGGCCTCCAACAAGCTTGGCATCGACCAAGCCAGCGGAGCGGGCTCCGGCATGCGGTCAGGCGTCATCTGCAACACGAGCAGCCGACTTAGGGTACATGCGATCGGCTCGAAGCCGGCGCGGATGAAACACCGTCCCGGATCGCGTTTACGCTTCACCCGCATCGGATTGACGAAGGTGATCATTCCCGTTGACGGCGGCTCGCCATAGTGCGCGCGGGTCGCGGCGATGGCTTCGCGGATCAGCACGGACGAAAGCCCCGCACCCTCATTGCGAAACAGCGCACATTCCCACGCACCGGGCCACGCGTGCTTGACGTATTGCTGAACGCTGGTGACCCACAGGGCGTTACCCAGGCCGGTCTCCGCTATAAACACGGCGCACGAGCCGGCTTTGACGAATTGGTCCGTGCCCGGCTTCTGGCGCGAATAATGACGATCCGCCAATTCGAGGGCGCGCGGGTCGCGGCGATGGCTTCGCGTCCAGATCACAGGAACTCCTCCTGCCGATCGTCCGACCCGCGCACAGCCTGATACGCACTGTGATAATAGCCCACGCTGCGCCCGGTGCGCCCATTGCGGCGCTTGGCGAGGATGAACTCGATCCGGTCGCGCACCTGGTGCATCGACGCTTCCCAGTCGGGAATGAGATCCTGTTTCGCCGGCTTCTTCAGCGCGAGGTAATATTCCTCGCGATACAGGAACATGACCGCATCTGCATCCTGCTCGATCTGGCCGGAGTCGCGAAGATCGGCGAGCGACGGTCGCTTGTCTTCACGGCCTTCGACGCCGCGGTTTAGCTGCGCCAGTGCCAGGATGCAGACGTTGGCATCCTTCGCGAGTGCTTTCAGGCCCATCGAGATTTCCGCGACCTGATCGTTGCGGGTCTTGGCGTTCTTGCTGGCGTGGAGCAGCTGCAGATAGTCGATCACGACCAGCTTGAGTTCCTTGCCCTGCGCGGCGAATTTCCGCTTGTGGCGGCGCACCGACAGCGCGAGGCGTGGCATCGTGACCGAGCCGGCATCGACGATGCGCAGCGGTAGCGCGTCGGCTTCTGCCTTCACCCGATAGAGATGGCGCAATTCGTCGCGGTTGACCGTGGCGCTCACGATGCGCTCGAACGGGATGCCGTGGCGTGCGGTGTGGCAGAGATCGGACAGGATGCGTTGCCCGAGCTCGTCGGCCTTCATTTCGAGGCTGACGAAGAGCACGCCATGGCTGTCTTGGGCGACACCCTTGGCGATCGAACAAGCTACGCTGGTTTTTCCCATGCCAGGGCGCGCGGCGATGATGATGACCTGCCCGGCATCGAAGCCGCCAAGCAGCCGATCGATATCGCTGACGCCACACGCCACCCCTACCCTGCCATCGTTCGCCTGAATTGCCTCGATGCGTGCCAGCGCGGATCCGATGGCCTCGCCGATGGTCGGCTGGGGCGAACTGTCCCGGCGTTCCACCGCGGCGACGAGCGCGGCGTCGGTATCATCGACCAGCTGCAGCAGCGTCACGTCGGTCTTGCTTACCCTTCCCCGCGTCTCGTCCAGCGTCTCGATCAGGCGGCGGCGGGCGGCCAAATCGGCGATATCGTTCGCCTGCGCCTTCATGTCGATCAGGAGTGCGGCGCCAGAGCCAGTTAGCTGGGCGAGGTAGCCGATGCCGCCCAGGTCGTTGAACCGGGCATCGTTGGCGAACATCGGCCGCAGCGAGACGGGCGATGCCGTGCCCCCGGCGGAAACCGTTTCGACGATGGCATGATAAATCGCGCCGTGGATTGGCTCATAAAAATCCTCGGGGTCGAGGATATCCGCGATGTTGTCGGTGATCGAGTTGCGCATGAGCAGCGCGCCAAGGATCGCGGCCTCGCCCTCGATGTTGAATAGCTCCAGTTCGACGTCGCTCTCGCGCGGCCGGCGATCGTCGTTCGCGTAAGCGCGCATCAACTGGCCCTCGCGGTGCGCTCAAGCGTCGCCTTGAAGGCGATGTCGGCGAGGTGAAGCTGTTCCATGAAGCCGCGATCGAGCGCGAGGCGCGGGTTATCGATCAGGCGCTGCGCAAAGCTTTGGTAGCGCGACCATGCGGCGTCCGCGCTCTGGCGCGTCGGAAGGGTGATGACGTTATCCCTCACCGGCCCCGCTCCCGCGAAATAGCCGCACGCGGGCCGCCAAGGCGCAACACTTCCTGCTCCGCCGCCTCGACGGATGGGAACGGGCGGTTGCCCCATTGGCCGGACAGCGACAGGCGCGCGCCATCGATGCGGGGCGTCGTGGTGATGATGAAGATCGGGCTGGTGTTCATGCGCGCGCCATCGCGATCTCGCGAGCGACGCCTTCATGCGCGGCCTGCACGCCGTCTTTGTGAAATCGTCGAGCGATACGACGATGTCGCGCTATAATCGCGCCGACCTTTTTTGGCGCGTCGGGAAACTGGTTTTTGTACCCGTCGAGACCATCGAACGACCAATCGCCCGCATCCGCAATCTCAGTTGCAATCTCGATCGTTCGATCAAAGATGGCATCGATATGTGCCAGCGCATGACCGGAGCCGAGATGCGTCACGGTGAAAGTCGGCGGCCTTCGCCCCTTCGGTGAGCCCTCAATACTTTGATGGACGCCGCAGCCGCCATACGTCCAGCCCGACCGAGGCGTGGGCCCGTTCGGCAACGCGATTAGGAAGGTTTCTTTGATCCAGGTCATCGCGCAGCCACCAACGGCGCCAGCAAGCCACCCTGCGCGCGCCACGGCGGCGACAGGCTCATCTGCTCGCACCCAAAGTCCATAATGCCGATGGCCTCCGCCTGATCGTGCTTGGTCGGATGGAAGCCCAGCTGACGCGCCCGCTTCATCGCATAGTCTTTCAGCTGATCGGTCTTCGTCGCCGCCGGCATCTTGCCGATGAAGAACCGCCGCCACGTCGATTGGTTGACGGGATGCACGACGCGGCACGCCATTGCCTCGCCCCAGCTTTCCACGTGGGCGACGAGGCCGTTGAGGACGCGCAGCGTGTCGATGTTGGTATGACCCTGCAGCACGGCGGGATTGAGCGCTTCCTCGTAGAAGATCGCGTCGATCGCGCCGGTGCGATGCAGGTCGGTCAGTTGCTGGTGAAGCTTGGCGTAGACGCGTCCTCGGCTGGTGAACTCGCTGCCGAGCTCCCAGACACCCGAATAGGCGCGTTCGTCGCTGTCGCCCCAGATGGCCCAGCCGCACGAACGCTTCGACAGATCGAGACCGAGGACGCGCACCGCCTAGGCCTTCCCGCCGACTGGGCCGGTGCGATCCTTCACAACACGGCCGTCAACGACTATGCGGTGCGCCAGGCAGATGTCTTTGTGAGGCATCCTGTCGTATTCGGCTTGCGTCAGCCGATGCTCGCGCGCGGCGTTCATTCCGCAGCCTCAAGATGCTCGCCGTCGTCAGTCTCCGGTGCGGAAACCGAGGCGCGTGGAACGGTCGCCTTGATCGTCTCGCCGTCGTCGAGATATTCGACATCGAGCGCATCGCCGTCAGCGAAGGTGATCGTGGCACGGGCGAATTTGCCCTCGCCTTTCTCGCCGACCGGGACGAGCACAAGATCGCCCTCCTTGAGGCTGGCCGCCCAGTCATCAGCGGCAAGGTCGCTGTCATCGTTCGGGATAGTCGCCAGCGAAGGTCGCGGCGATTCCCCGATCGGGATGACGTTGCTGTCGCCCTGCTTGCCCTCGGCCTGATCAACGAGGTCTGCCGGAATAAAGATGCGAAACGTGGTCAACAGACCGCGCAGCGAGCGCAGGAAATCGTCGCGCTTGCTTTCCTCCATCTCGGCGAGCTGAAATGCCAGCTTTGCCGCCTGAGGTTGAATGTGCGCCTGGGCTTTAATTTCCTTGTACGCAGTGGACAGTTCCTGCCCGTGCGTGGCCTGTTTGCTCTTTGCCGGTTTAATATCATTGAAGTAAATCCGCTTCGCCAATTCGAAATCGGGCTTCTTGATCTCGACCACCTCGTCGGCGGCCTTGCGTCGTCCTCGTGCCATGTCTTCCTCCTTGGGTTCAGGTGAGCCGGGATCGACCATCGCGCTTCGTAGGCCCTGCCCCTCGCCGCACGCGTTGACGCGGCTTGCGCTGCGCTGGTCGATCTGATCCGCCGGCTCGGTCGGATTGTGGCTCGCGATGAGGGGCATCTCGGTTGTGTCGATGTGGTCATATTCACCCGCCCGCTGCGCCTCGTCGTGCAGGCGCGCCTCGGCGAGACCGATGCCAGCTTGCGCGGCGGCCGATTCGGTTGGGCAACCGGCGCGGCGTGCGCGGAGGTAGCGAAACAATTGCAGAGAGCATTGCAGCTTCATGCCGTGCGGCTCCCGTTGATCAGGACGTCGCGAGCGAAGCGGTTATGGATCTCGGTCGAGGCACCGGCGCGCGCGGCGCGGCTGTACGCTTCGCGCTGGGCACGGCGGCGGGCGAGCGCGCGTTCGAAGCGCCAGCGGAGGAAGAGGCGGCGGATCATGCGGGATCGACCGGATAATCACCGTCGCGTTCAAGCCGCTTCCGGCACGGCGCAATCCAGCGCAGCCTGGTGTCATCCTCGCCATCAATCCAGATCAGCCACGCATAGGCTGTGGCCGTCGATCCTTCGGGTGCGAGCCGACCCTTATGCATGACGACCCGCTCGGTGAATTGGAGCACGAACGAAGGCGGATTTTTCGAGAACAGGCGATCGAAACGCCCCTGCCCTTCAAGGAACGCGGCGCGGACAATGATGGCGACCCCGACGTTGCTGGTGGCGCATGCCTTTTCGATGAACTGCTCGGCCAGCCGGAACGGTGGATTCGTGATCGTCCAATCGACGGGAAACACATCCGTGCCTGGAAAGAGATAGTCCGCAATCGGAAAGCCGGCACCATAGTCGTGGACATCGGCGGCCTCGACGTGGCCAAAGGCTTCCCGCAGCGGCTTGACCATATGGCCACGGTTCGCAGCGGGTTCGCGGCATACCATGCCCGACACGTCGATCCCGTGCCGATCGATGAAATCCAGCAGCGCCCGCGTCGCCCAGGGCGGCGTCGGGAAATCGTCGAGCGAATCGTGCGGCTCGATGCGGCGCTGCATGACTGCGGTGGAGCGGTTCTGCGCCATCAATATTCCTCCGCAATCCGCCGCTCGTGCTGCAGCTGCAGGTTGAGGACGTTGCTCGCCAATTCGCGGCGGCCATGCTCGAGCGTGCCCGCGATCTCGGCTTCGATGATGCGGCGCGCTTCGGCGGCGGGAATCAGCTTCGAATGGATCAGCGTGCGATATTCGGCGCGTAACTCCGGCGGGCACCATGCCATCCGCGTTTCGCTGGTCTTTCGGCCGGCGGCCTTGCGGACCTCTGGCGCCCGGTTCTTCGCCAGGACATCGGGACGGGAAAGGCAGTCGCGATATTGGCGGCGCCCATGCTCGCGCTTGCGCTCCACGTACGCAGGATCCTGCATCGCCTTGGCGATGGTCGTTTGCAGTCGAGCAGTGTGCGCAGCGACATAGGCGTCGTCTTCGAACAGGGACGAGATGCCGGCGCGGCGCTTCGCCTCAAGAGCGGGGTCTGCCGATATGCGCTTGATCGAACAGGACCGGCAATGCGTGACAGGAGACTTTGCCGCGCACGCCGCGCGGTTCAAGCAATGGGGCCGCTGGAAGTCGCTCACCGGCGCACCCCCGGCTTGCTCAACAGCGCATCGAGCGCATCGCGGGCGTTCTCGATCGTCGCGCGGTTGGCCTCGACCTCCTTGGCCGTGATCTCGTCGTCATCCTCCAGCGCGATCGACAGCGCGAGTGCGGCGCGGAGGACTTTGCTTTGTCGGCCTCGATCACATTCGGCGTCGAGCCTGCTTCCCTCAATCAGGCGGTCGAGCCGACCGGTGAAGCGGCCGCCCCATTCCTTGCGCGCCAGCGAATAGGAAACGATATCCATCTTGGCGGAGCCGTCCGCGTATCTCGGCACCTGGTCATGGTGACGATCGACGACGCGCCCGATATCCTTCCAAGACAGCCGGTCCTCGCTCTTGATCGCCGAGATATCGTCAGCGATCGCGGTCAAAATGTCGGTTTCTGTGAGCGTTTTCCGGGGGATTATCGGCGCGTTCATGCTGCACCTGCGTCATTATGGACGACCTCAGCACCCCAATCGGCACCCTGATCGCCGTCATCATCGATCGCCTCGCGCGCGGCTGCGTCGGCGAGAGCGACGGCGAGCGCGGCCCACAGGGCGAGGATGATCACCAGCACGACGATGCAGCCGGCGATGATGAGGATGTCGGTCGGGGTCACGCTGCCGCCTGGTCGGTTTGCTCGCCGTCGGCCTTTGCCTGCTCGATGAACCGGCGCGCCTTTGCCTCGGTCTCGGGCCAGCAACGCCGCCCTCCCCTAAGCTGACCGACGAAATGGGGATCACCGAGGGCCTTCCGACCGAAGGTGACGGGGGACATCTGCGCCTCTTTCAAGAACGCATCGATGTCTTCGATGAGCGATGGGGGCTGTTCCATGGACGCATCGGATAACGTAGGATATGTCCTACCGTCAAGCGAAGAAAGTAGGATATGTCCTAATGTAGCGGCCAAGCTTGGTTTGTGGGATTTGACCTACATGACCGATGGAGAACGTTCGCCGCTGCAAGAGTTCGTCGCGGAAGCGCTGCGACAGCTTCCGCAACGTCGCGACTGGTACGATCGCCAATATCAGGACCGCACCGCGACCAAGGGAAAGCCGCTTTACGACATTGAGCGCGGGAAGAATAAGAACCCTTCGCGATCGACCCTCCGCCAGCTGGCGGAGTTGATGCAGCAGCCCGTCGATTTGCTGTCGCGCGCAGCTGACGGCGAGCGCGTCTCGCCTGTCCCGATTTCGTCGGCGGTGCTTGCCGATATTCCTCCGGCGCGGGACGCATCCGCTTCCGAAACCGTCGGCATCCAGCGCCTCGACCTCTCGCTGTCGATGGGCCCCGGCACCAACATCGATGATTATATCGAGGTCGAGACGGTCGAATTCGACATCGGCTTCCTCCGCGGCATCACGCCATCGTCGCCGCGGATGCTCCGCCTGGTGAGTGGGATCGGCGACAGCATGTTTCCGACCCTGCTCGATACCGATCTAATGTTTCTCGATGTCGGGCAGCGCGTGCTGAACATGCAGGACCGGATATGGGGCATCTCACTCTACGGCGCCGGCGCGATCAAGCGCCTGCGCGCGATCGGCGGTAACAAGATCCTGGTGATCAGCGATAATCCTGCCGTGGACGATCAGGAAGTCGATGCGGAGGATATCTCGATCGCCGGCCGGATAGTCGGGGCTGTCAGAAGGCATTGAATTGCGGCGGGGGCCGCGTGAAGCGAGGGGGGAACGATGAACGCACTGATACTTGCTGCATTGGCAGCGACGGCCGCACCGGCACCGACTGCACCGCCGCCTATGGCTACCATTCAGGCCTCTCCAATCAGTGCCGTTCTGCCAACGGGCACGCGCGTATCGATGCGAACGCTGGTATCGCTGACGACCAAAGGGAAGATGGTGCGCGTCGGCGACCGCATACCGCTTGAGGTCGCAGAGGCTGTCTATCTCAACGACGAGATAGTCATCCCGTCCGGCTCACCCGGCATGGCTGAGGTGACGGAGGTTCGCAACAAGGGGATGTGGGGCAAATCGGGCGCGCTCAACGCTCGCATTCTCTACCTACGCGTCGGCACCCGCCAGATCAGGCTTTCGGGCACGTTCGACGACAAGGGGAAGACGGGGACAGGCGGCGTCGTCGCTGCGGTGGCGTTTCTTCCGGTCGCGGGCTTTTTCACGACAGGTACGAGCGCGAGTATCCCTCAAGGGTCGAATGTCAGCGCGTTTACCGATGAAGATGTCGCCGTATCTTTGACGGGCATCCCATCGCCTGTTCAACCCCCCGTCGTCGTCAAAGGCGACGGCGGGGTCAGCGACAATCCACATTGAGGAGCGCGACCATGGACAGATCGCGATCCATGTCGGCCCTTCTCGCTTTAGCCGGCATGTGCGGTTGCCAATATATTCCCGGGACGAACGCCGCGCTGGAGCGCGAGGCAAAGGATGCCGTCACGTCAAAGGTAAATGACCCGGGCTCAGTGATCTTCCGGAATGTCGCCACCTACGAGAAGGCCGTATGCGGCGAGTTCAATGCGAAAAACGGCTTTGGCGGCTACGGCCCCTTCCATCGCTTTGTTTACGAAACAAGCCCGACAAAGGCTCTGACCATTGAACCGGCTGGCGGCCCCGGCGCGTCGAACGCCGATACCATCATGATCGAGCTCGTCGATGATCTCTGGAAGGCCGACTGCAAGGCGTAAGATGCCGATCACCGCCCTAAGCCTCGCTGTCGTCGGCGCTGATTTCCAGAACCGCAAGGGCCCAACGCGGCGCTTCGAAATCGCCATGTGCCGCCCGGCTGAACCGGTGCTACTCGTGCCCGAACCGAAAAACCCCGCCGACCCTCGCGCTATACAGGTTGTCAGCCAGCGCGGCATCGTCATGGGCTATATCTCCGCCGAACGCTGCGGCTGGATAGGCTCGCTGATCGCGCAAGGCAAAGACCTGCAACCGATGTTCCAGGAGGCAACAGCTTTCGGCGCGATCATCCGCATATCGCTCGACGCGAACAGTCCAGATTTGCCACCCGAGAGAGAGCCCGCGAATCACGATCACGACTGGTGGCCGGACGAAATCCCGCCCGACGAATAAATAAGTAGGACGCCTCCTACTTTTACACTTGACGACGTAGGACATGTCCTACTAGATAGCTCCCACAGCGACAGACCGCCCTCGGGCCGGAACCTCGCTGCAACGGGAGATCATCGGTGCAGCAGCATCCTTTCATTACCGAGACGCCGACGCGTCAATTCCTGCGCAACCAGGTCGCGCGTCTCACCCGCGTGATCGCGCAAAGCGACCAGCCCGAACGGGTCACCATGGCACGCCGCTATGCCGCCCGGTGCAATCGCCTGATCGCGACCGAGACCGACTGGGCGCTCGATGTTCTGCGGGGCGAGTTCGGGGTTAACGGCTGGGGCGCGGCGGTTGATGATATCTGCCGCCATGTCGAGAGCGGCGCTGTCATGGACGGTGAGCCGATCGATGCCGCGACCGCGGCGGAGGTTCGCCAGCTTGGCCAGCCGGTGCGGCGCGTCCTCAAGCTTCGGCACGCGGCATGAACGCGCCCGCCACCATCACGGTCAGCACGATCGATCAGGCCATCGAGCGCGCCAACGATTGGGTTCGCGTCGCCCGACCGATCATCAAGGCCTGCTTTCTCATGGATGATGCGCACCTTGAGTTGAGCCGCGCCCGGCTGGACGATCCGAAGGGCTTTGCGAGCTACGGCCAGATGTCGCCAGCGGCCCGCGATTGGGCGGAGGCCGATCGCCATATCGACCGCTGCCGGGAAGAACTCAACGGCATGCTGGAAGGCATTCGCGACAACGCCTTGTGCGACGAGCGCATGTCCGGCCCGCAGGAGAGTGAGCCCGCCGATCCGATCGCGCGGCAGGTCTGGGACAATGCCTGGGTCGATACCGAGGAATTCAACGATCAGCTGGACCGCGACGTGATGTCGATCAGCGCTGCGATCAAGCTTGTGGAAAACGAGCTGTGAACGGCCCCGATTTCCGCTCCGCCGACGTGCCCAACCAGCACGCGATGCGCGACCTCGACGCCCTGCCTTGGGCGCCGCGCCCATCGGTCAACTGGCGCGGCCTCATCGGCGGCACCGCAGTCTCCGTATTGTTGCTTGGCTTCCTCTACGCCCTTCTCGTGGTCGGCCCGAAATGACCGGCCCTGATATTCACAGCTTGGCTCGTGGCGGGGAACGCTCCCCCCTCTCTTATGGCACTCGCCACGAGCCAAGAACCGGCGGTGAGCCGCTAATCACCGCCCCCGGCGCCTACAGCGGCATCGACACGTCGGACTATCACCGCAACCCGAACCTCCTCCCCGCGCCGTCGATCAGCGCATCGGGGCTCAAAACCCTGCTCGCCAAGTCGCCGGCACATTACTGGTACGATAGCCCGCTCAACCCGGATCGACCGGAGGAGCAGGACAAGGCGCATTTCAACGTCGGCAAGGCCGCGCACGATATGCTGTTGCTCAGCGACCGTTGGCCGGAATGCTATCACGTCCTGCCCGAGGGCTACACGTCACCGAGCAGCCGGACGAAGAACTTCACCGACGATCAGTTGACTGCGCTCGCCGCGAAGGAAGCGGGAAAGACGCTGATCCGTTGGGATGACGCGGCGCTGATCCGCGGCATGGCGGCATCGATCCGGCGCAACCCGCTGGCGACCGCCGCGCTCAGCCATGGCGAGAGCGAGGTCACGCTGGCGTGGCAGGACAAGGAAACCGGCATCTGGCTGCGCGCCCGGCCCGACTTCCTGCCGGTCAAGCGCAAGATCATCCCGGATCTGAAAACCGCCGCTGACGCCAGCCCCAAGGGTTTCCAGCGGACGATCGCGAACTTCGGTTATGCACAGGCTGCGGCGCTCTATCTCGACGGCATCGACGCTGTGTTCGGGGAGAAGCCTTCGAACTGGCTGCACGTCGTGGTCGAGAAGGAGCCGCCGCATGTCGTCGCTCTCTACGAATTGCCGAGCGAGGATATCGGGCGCGGGCGCTGGCTGAACCGCCGCGCCATCCGCATCTTCGCCGACTGTCTCAGCACCGGGAAATGGTGCGGTTATGCCGATGAGCCGGTGATGCTCGGCCTGCCCGGATGGGAGCGCAAGGTCATCGACGATGGGATCACGCCCGAAGGCGCCGCCTGGGGCGAGCCCGCGCAAGCCGCTTAACTCGAAATCACTCGAAAGGAACTCGAAATGGCATCGACCGCTGAAAACCTGCCCGCCGTCCGGACCGCGCCGATGTCGCCGCAACGCGAGCGCTATCAGATGCTCAAGGACCAGGCGCGGCTCTTCTCGCTGTCTCCGCTGATCCCGGAGCATCTGCGCAAGGGTGGCCCCGACGCCGCCGCTGCGAACTGCATGATCGCGATCCAGATGGCGGAGCGGATGGGCGAAATGCCGCTCGTGGTGCTGCAGAACATCCACATCGTGAACGGCAAGGCCGGGTTCGCATCCCAGTACATGATCGCGCGCGCCAACTCGTCGGGCGTGTTTGTCGGCCGCATCAATTGGCGGATCAAAGGCGAAGGCGATTCCCTTGAGGTACAGGCCTACGCGTGCCTGAAAGAGACCGGCGAAGAGGTTTCGTTCGTCGCTTCGATGCGGATGGCGAAAGCCGAGGGCTGGACGTCGAACAAGAAGTATCAATCGATGCCTGAGGTGATGCTCCGCTACCGCTCGGCAGCATTCCTGATCCGCTTCTACGCCCCGGACGTGATGCTCGGCCACCAGACAGTCGAGGAAATTGTCGATATAGTCGCGGCCGGCGAAGCGGCGCCGCCCATCACCGCCGCCGCTTTGCTCTCGCAGGCAAGCGAGGATGATGTCGTCCAGGTCGAAGACGTCGCTGCAGAACCCGAAACCGGCAAGCCGATCGAGGAAACCGGCGAGGCGCACGATGGCATCGCCGACCAGATCATCACCGAGATCGAGCTTCGGACCACGATCCCGGACATCAACTCGTACATGTCGGGGCAGAAGGACACGGTCCTCGCGCTCTCGGATGACGATCGGGAGCGGATTGCCATCGCGCAGGACAAGGCTGTGGCGGCGATCCGGGGTGAGGTGGCGTAATGGGCGCCGAGACGAAAATCGAATGGGCCGATCACACCTTCAACCCGTGGATCGGCTGCACCAAGGTCAGCCCGGCGTGCGATAATTGCTACGCCGAGGCGCTGATGGACACGCGCTACGGCCGCGCGCGCTGGGGCGCCGGCGAGGATCGGGTGCGCACGGCCGCGAGCAATTGGCGACAGCCGCGCCGGTGGAACCGTGACGCGATAGCTGCTGGCACGCGCCCGTTCGTCTTCTGCGCCTCGCTTGCCGACGTGTTCGACAATGAGGTCGATGAACTCTGGCGTGCCGATCTTTTCGACCTGATCCGCGACACGCCGCAACTGGTTTGGCTGCTGCTGACGAAGCGCATCGGCAATGTCATCCGCATGGCCGACGTCAATCGCGGCGCGCGCTTCTGTTTGCCCGAGAATGCCGCGATCGGCGCCACCATCGCCAACCAGGAAGAATATGACCGCGATCGAATGAAGCTGGTCGAGGTGAAGGAACGGCTTGGACCGCTGTTTACGTTTGGCAGCTTTGAGCCTTTGCTTGGGCCGATCATCCTCGACAGCAATGCCCCAGATTGGATTATCGTCGGCGGCGAGAGCGGATCGAACGCAAGGCCGATGAGCCTGAATTGGGCTCGCGCTCTGCAGGCGCAGTCGGCCGTGCTCGGGCGCGTGTTCAACTTCAAGCAGGTCGGCGGCCGCGGGCCTGACAAAGGCGGTCACGCGCTCGATGGGCGCGAGTTCTTCAACCGGCCTGAGGTTGACCGGATCGCCGCATGACCCGCGCCCAAAACCACGCCCGCTACCGAGCGGCAATGATCCGGCTCACGCTCCGGCGGCTGCGCCTCAGGGAGGAAGCGACACGATGACCCAGGCTTATCCCTTGGCGTGGCCCGCTGGCTGGCGTCGGGCGGCCCATCGATCGGAGGCGCCCTTCCACAAGAAGAAAGACACCGGTCGCGGCTATTCCGAGAAGGCACGGATCACGATGGCGCAGGCGCGCAGCCAGCTGCAAGCGCAACTCGACCTGCTGCCGGCGCGGGATGTCATCCTTTCGACCAATGTAGAGTTGAACCTGAACGGCGATCCGCGCGGCGATCGTGCGCGGCCGTCTGACGTCGGCGTGGCCTGTTACTTCAAGCTTCGCAGCCGCGACACCGTGCTTGCCTGCGATAAATGGGATCGCGTCGAGGATAATATCGTCGCGCTGGCCCGGCATATCGAAGCGCTGCGCGGTCAGGAGCGCTGGGGCGTCGGCACGATCGAGCAGGCGTTTACCGGATACCAGGCGCTGCCGGCTCCCGAACAATGGTGGCAAGTTCTCGGCCTGACCGAGCGCGCCAGCTTGGCCGACATCGACGCGGCCTATCGCGCCAAGGCTCGTGCGGCCCACCCCGACAGTGGCGGCTCCGATGCGGCGATGGCGCGGCTCAACGCGGCTCGGGACCAAGGGAGGAAGGAGCGTGGCTAAGCGTATGACTCCTTCTCCCCTAGAAGCGAGAGCCAGAGAGTTGCTGGCGGAGGCGACGGGCCTCGACGTGTCGCTTGTCCGTCCTGAGAACGACGACGATCGCGTGCTTCAAGGCAGTGCCATCCGCGCCCTCGTCTCAGCCCTAAGTCCCAACACAGGACTGATACAGGCGTTGGAGCGGATAGCTGCAACAGCCGAAGCGTCCCCCGAACTCAACATGAGCAACTACGATCATGATGACGTAAGCGCGCTCAATGACGCGATGATTTCGGTCGTTCTCGATCTCCGCCAAGCGCTTTCCACATTAGGGGAATCCCAGGCCAACGATGCGGGCCAGAGTGGGGGCCGGACATGACGGGGCCGACTGAAGTCGCGCCTGATCGTGACACGTTCATCGGCTGGATTGCCGACCACTTTCAAGCCCGACACTCGCCGCCGTTGGGTCGCGAGGAAGCCGTGGCGATGGGCAAAACGTGCCTCGAATATTCCGAGGAAGACGCGCCTTTCGGCCATCCCGATTACGCATGGGACAAGGATGGCGCGGTCCAGATTGCCCAGGACGAGATCGACAGCACTTGGGAATTTGAAGCATGACTGACCAAGCCCTGACCACCCCTGATGCGCTGCGAGAGGCTGGACACCACTTCCCCGATGGTCCGTATTTGCAGCCGGACGATACCTATGTCGGGCGCTGTCGTTGCGGATTTCGGTTCGAAGGTCGCTGCGGCGGTGAGGCTGAATTAGCGTGGACGACACACGCCCAAGCCGCCCTGACCACTACGCCCTTAGCGGGGGAGGTGCGACAGGATACGGGCGCGTTCGCAAGCGGCTTCGATCCCTCGCGCTGCGTGAAGCCATGCTATGCTTGCGAGGGTGTAGGCGAGGTTGCAGATGGGATAGACGACTCACCCTTCTCGATGCAGTGCCCGCGCTGTCTCGGCAATGCGTGGCTCGTAGATTTCGACGCGCTGCGAGCCCTTCCAGACAACACCTATACTCCATACGGCATCCGCTCCGTGCGGAACCTCGCCAGCGTTTTGGGTATCCTCGAAACAGAGCCTACCGTTGTTACGGTCATCAACAAGGCCCACGACGAAATCACTTTTCTTCGCATCCTCGCGTCAGGGATCGAAGCGCGAAGCGATGAGCCGCTGCAAGCGTCGCCTCCGGAACGTCAAGAGCCCGTGCCGGAGGCGACGCCCGACACCTGTGCAACCCCCCGCAATATAGGGGAAGCGCGGAACGAAGCGCTGGAGGAGGCGGCTAACGCGCTGAATAAACCCGTGCTCATGTGGCAAAAGGAGCTCAAGCTTCGCGGCCCAAATCCCATAGACAGCCCAGTCAGTTACGCACGCTTCGTTTGGCAAGAGGCAATCCGCACCCTCAAGTCCTCTACCCCTGTGGGGGAGGGCGACCATGAGTAGCGCAATTATGATCGCTGCGATTTGGATCGTGAGTGGTCTCTATTTGGTGGGACGCACCCAATCGCGGGGCCCTTTGGCGAACGCGATATTCGTAGTGATCTGGCCGATCCATTTCGTTCTCTATCTTTTGGGAAGGGAATAGCCACATGGAGCATATTCTAATGCTGGCGGGTATTTTTGCTTCTGGCGTGATCTTTGGGCTTGTTATCGGCCCCGACGCCGAGCGCGAAAATTCGGCCCACGTCAACGGATGGATCGCGGGGCACGAATTTGCCAAACAGCAAGCCCGCGCCGCCATCGCCAAGGCTGTGGGGGAGGGCGAATGAGCGGGCGCGAGGCATGGGACTTGCGGATTCGCAAGAACGGCGATTGCCGCGCCGAACGACACGGGAAGCCGCTGACAGGTTGGTGCAAGACGATCGACGGCATGTTTGCAGCCCTTAAGCGCAAGGAACCGATCGCATGACCAAAACCAAAACTCCTGTCGCTTCTGTGATGCAGGTGGATCGGGAGGCTGCGGCTGATTTGATGCTGTTGCGCGAAAAGGCTGCTGGCAAGTTTCCCGAGGACGAAACCGTTGCCGACGTTCATGCCGAATATATTCGAGCGGGTTTGGCGGATGATCAGGATGTGGTTCAAGTCTTCGCCCGTCACCGCATAACCACAACGCCCCCTGCTATCGATGATCCATGGCGCGTCGGGATATTCGAACAGATCGCGCTATTCAAAGGGCCGGTCGTATCGTTCGATGTCCGCGAGCCTTACTATCTGGCGTCCTGCGATGCTTGCGGATGGATAGGATCGACCGAACAGTGTCCGCCGAGTGACGAGGATGCGATTTGCCCGCGATGCCTCTCTAGCGGCGCAGACTGCGGACAGGTTGCTGAACGGCTCGCCTCCCTCCCCACCCCAAGGGCTGACACGCCGGTTGAGGGGCGGGGGTCGCTTATTGCCGCGCTGGATGATGTTCTTGCCACGTCGGGCGCACGAGGAACCTACCATGCCCTGAAATATAGCGATGCCGTAGATCGTGCTGAGGCTCTTCTCGCCACCATCGCAAAGGCTCGGTCATGAGTGACAGGCCCATCATCTTCTCCGGTGCCATGGTCCGCGCGCTACTCGACGGGCGCAAGACACAGACGCGCCGGCTGGCCACGTCGCCGCTTCGGCGGTGCGAGGCCGGCGATCGGCTCTATGTACGGGAAGCGCTTTGGATCGTTGGAGATGGGATTCGCTACGGCGAGCCGGCGAACGACTATCTATTCGACCCCGACGATTTCGCAACGCTCCACGCTTATGATGCGGCTCGCGAGCTTTGGGTGCGCAAGGTCCGTGATGGTGTCCGGGCGATCGGTATCCCATCGATCCACATGCCGCGCTGGGCGTCTCGCCTTACGCTGATCGTCGAGGGCGTGAAGGCCGAGCGACTGAACAATATCAGCGAAGGCGATGCGGTCGCGGAAGGCGTGCAGCCGGTCAACGATCCGCGAGGGCCGGCGTGGAAGAGCTATGAGACGCTGCCGAACGGCAAGCCGCACCCGCATGCGAGCGTTCCGAATGCCAGCCCGGTCACCAGCTTCCGCGAGCTTTGGAACAGTCTCCACGCCGCCGAAGGCGAGCGTTGGCAGGACAACCCTGAGATCGTCGCGCTGACCTTCCGCGTCGAGCGCGGGAACATCGATCGGATCGGGAGCGCAGGCTGATGGGCGCCAGCAAAGAATTGCAGCGGGTCGGCATGGCCGCGCTAGCTACGATGACGGATGCGGAGATATTGGCTGATCCGGTTCTTGCTGCGAAGGTCGCGATGGATGCCATGCGAGCGGTGGTGAACGCGCGCGCTAATCCGGAAAGGGTTCGCGATGGGCGCTGAAACCCCGATCGCCGCCCTGATCGACCTGGTGGAGCGCTCAGTCCGCACCGGCACCAAGGCTCACTTGCCAGCCGATCTGTCCCGTGCCCTTATGTCGCACCCAGCCTACGCCCGCCTGCTTGAGACGCGCACCAAGGAGTTAATCGATTCGTGGCAAAGCGAGCAGCCAGCGCCGGCCGCAAAGCCGGAAACGACAACGCCACCCGTATCCAAATTGGGCCGTTCTGGCTCTGGTATCGCGGCGAACGAGACGAGTGGTGCATCTGCTGGTACGATTCCGGCCGGGATGAAAGCAGCCGTCGGACATGCCGCAAGTCTACGGGCATCGGCGGCGGTGGAGACGGTGCGCCGCCAGCACAAGCACAAGACGCACTAGTCGCGCATTACGAGGCATGGCGGAAGCCGGTCGAGGTCAAGGCCGACGAGGCGCACGTCGAAAGCCTTATGGCGGACTGGCTGCTTAAGCACGCGAACGTCAACCTGGCCGATCCGGTGCGATATGCGAACGGGATCGCGCATTGGCAGCGGTTCTTCATAGCCGAGCGCCGCGCCGGCATGCTGACCGGTGAGCCGGTGGTCTCCGATATCAAGCCTGCCCTCGTCGAGCGCTTCATCGCTTTCCGGGAAGCCGACGGGATCAGCCGGCACACCATAAGCCGCGATATCGCCGCTCTGCGCCAGCCGCTCAACTGGGCGTGGAAGAACCACATCATCGCCGCGGCGCCGTTCGTGCCGGACGTGAAGGACAAGCCCGAGGCGCGCGATGTCGTCTATGACGCCAAGCAGGTTGCTGCGTTGCTCGAAGCGGCGTGGCACGTCCCCGAGCGCCGTCAGGTCGTCATGTTTGCGCTGATCATGCTCAGCACGCACGGGCGCGGCGATGCGGTGCTGCAGCTGGACGCGACGCAAGTCCAAGACGGCTTGATCTATTTCAACCCGCCCGGCCGGAAGCAGACGAAGAAGCGGCGCTCGATCGTGCCAATCGCGCCGACGCTTGCGCCGTGGCTGGACGGCCTGTCGGGCCGCGTCATCACTTGGCAGCGCCCACGCTTGAACCGCGACACCGGCCTCACCGAATATGACACCTTCCCCTGCGACAGCATCGACAATGCGTTCGAGAAGAGCCTGATCGCCGCTGGCATCTGCGCGCAGGCTGTCGGAGCCGATGGCGAGCCGGCGTGGTTGCCGCCGCGCTCGAAGCTTGGCGAGACAGCGCCGCGGCCGAAGATCGTGGGGATCGGATCGCCGAATACGCTGCGCCACACATGCTCGACCGAGATGCACATGCGAGGGGTTCCCGAGGCGCAGATCGATCGCGCCGCCGGACACGCCGGGGACGGCACCAACAAGAAGCATTATCGCCACCTAAGGCCCGATTATCTCAAGGAATTTATCGCGGGCGTAGAGGACTATTGGAGCGTCGTCGGGCAGTACACGAAGGTGCACCTGCGATCCCACAGTGATCCCAAAATCATCGATTTCGGTGCCGCGCGCGTCGGGCGCGCCAAATAG